ATTCGAGGGAGGGCGACGACGAAGGCGCAGCGGGGCCGACGGCTGAGCCGCGCGGTGGGGTGGTGGTCGCTGCTTTGCGCTTCGGTGGTGCTGTCTTCTTCGTCGCCATCGGTGTAGGTGCGGCGCAGGCCATCCCCTCGGTGTACCGGGAGACGGGCGGCCCCGGAGGATGGATGGGCCTGCGCCAGCTTGAAAATGAAAAAGGCCCGCGTGCTGCGGGCCTTGAGGTGGGCATGGAGTGCTCCGCGAGGATTACACTACCAGCATTGTGATCGGTGGCGCCGTCAGGCGGTCGTCACGGTCGGCACATAGGAGAGTCAGGACCAAGGTGTTGGCCAGCCTCTTCATGAACTTGTCGGCCTCTCCGGGGCGCTTCTTTTCGAGCGCGTCAAGGTGGTAGGCGATGTCCTTCGCCATCTCGTTGTTCATCTCGTCGATGCATTCGTCCACAGTGGCGTCTGCCGGGTCTTCGAGCGGGGTCGTCTGGCCGTTGCCGATGTCGTCGAGGGTTGTGCCCTCGATCCAGGCGGGGAGCGGGGTCGTCTGTTCCATTTTCAGTGGGTCTCCTTGTTGAACTTCACGATGCCATTATGGCATGTGTTACACCTCGATACGCGTCAATTCACCCCCCTTCGTCTGGCTGGCCATCAGGCGGACGGCAATCTCCGTGACGTGCGCACGGTCTCGCAGTCCTGGCCACTCCTGCAGCAGGTAGTGCTCGGCGATGAGCTGGGCCTCGGGCGGCGGGCCGGTGTAGGCGCGCACCGCGGCGTTGATGTAGGCGCTCTGCCCCGAGCCGCGGAACTCTGGACAGGCGGCCTTGATCTTTTCCCAGACGTCGGGGTCGACGCGCACGGTGGTGGTCTCGACGCCCGCCGCCAGCTTGTTGCGCGCGTACCGACTGGTCTTCTTCGCGCTCGGCGGTGGTGGTGGTGCGGGCTCGAGCATGACCGCGGCGATGTCGGCGGCCGTCTGCCGGAGCGAGGCGGTGATCTCGATGTTCACACCCGCCTCGCCGCGGCCGCGTGGGCATACTCCACGCCAGCAACAAACCCGGCGTGACCGTCGCCGTAGTCGGGGCGATCGTCCTCGTCCTGGCCGTACCACCAGCGCTCGAACGCCGCGAGCAGTGTGCGGCCATCCTCGCCTCGATGCGCGGCGCCGTGGCTGTCGCGCTCCTCAAGGGCTTGCTCCATCAGCGTGTAGGCAAAGCCTCGGCTGCATCCGGTCGCACCCGCGATCAGGTCGGCGGCGTCGATCTCCGCGCTCATGCCGCCGCCGGCACGATGACCGTCCGCTCGCCCTTGATGATCAGACCGGTGCGCGGCAGGCTGTCGATCTCTGCGCCGTCCGAAGAGCGGGGCATTTTTCGGACGGCAGCATTGATGAGGAACGGCGCCAGCATGTGCTCCGGCGGCGCGGCCGCGGCGATCTTCATCCTCGGCGGCTCCATCTCGATGACCGCCGCCTCATAGCTCGCCTCGCCCACCGGGTGGGGCCAGCTCCACACGCGCATGTCGGCGTAGTCGTCCGCGCAGGCCTGGGCGAGGGAGGCACACTGGGCCTCGTCGTGGTGCGGCGAGAGCGCGTACAGCGCCTCGGCGAAGCGGCGCTTCCACGCCCTCCGGGTCAGTGGTCTCATGGTGTGGTCTCCTCGATGGTGGTGTCGGCGATCGCGGCGAAGGGCTTCTGCTCTTCGGCGACGCGGTAGCCGCGTTGGCGCGCCGCCTTGCGGCGGTTGCTCTCGATGCGTTGCTGCACGATGGCCCACTGACCGGCCAGGATGTCCTGTCGGGTTGCTGTGCCCAGCCGGTAGGGGCCGCTCATGTCAGGCCTCCTTGCCGGTAGCTGGCTGCCTCGCGAGCAGGCGAATCCATGCTGTCAGGTCGCCTTCGAGCGCATCGCCGATGGCGCTCTTGGCCTGGTCCAGGCCGCCGGCGACGCCTCGCCGGTAGGCCACATCGAGCGCCGCGTTGGCCACAGCGAGCGCGCCGTCGGCCGCGGCGAGCGCGTCGTCGGCCACAGCGAGCGCGTCGTTGGCCGCGGCGAGCCGCGTCTCCAGGTCAATGATCCTGGCGTGGCCGGCCTCGGTCTGCTTCCACTGCTGAGCCGCCGCGTGGGGCGAGATGGCCGGCGCAACGACCCGATAGGCGTAGGGCTCATTCAGCTGCACGGGGACGCCGCTGCGGTGGGCGCGCCGGGCGCGGGTGGTCTCGTGCTCTCGAGTGGCATCGCAGGCGGGGGCCGGCACAGCGGTGTAGACGCCGCGCTCGTCGTCGAACTGCAGCTCGCTCTGCTCCGCCCGCAGCCCCATGTAGGCCACCCGCACGCCCGGCTTGACCCGGTAGTCCAGGCCCTCCAGCAGCGGGCCGTCTCCTTGCGACCACCACACGGGCCTGGGCCCGTAGCGCCAGCGCCACTGCACGGGAACGCCGTGCTTGTGCGCGCGAATGGCGCGGCGCGTCTCGGCTCGGCCCGCGATCAGGTCCACCTCGCCGTCGGCCGCGGTCTTGGCCTCGGTCTTGGTCTCGGTCTTGGTCTTGGTCTTGGTCTCGTTCTCGTTCTCGTTCTCGTTCTCGAATTCCATCATGGTCTCCTTTTCAGCTCGAAAACCCGGGCGAACGGCCGGTGCGTTTGTTACAAATGTGGATATCTCCCCCTTGATCGAGGGACGACGCGGTCAGCAAGATCGAGCCGCCCTTCTCGGGCTCGACCCACTCCCAGTCACCCCGCTGGATCACCTTGTTCGAGTCGTCGGCCCAGAAGCCGGCCAGGGTCAGCGCGTCCTTGACGACCTTGAGCAGGTTGTCCGCGTCGCGGGCCCGGCGGTCGGGGGGTACGAAGGTCCAGGCCACGCTGATGGGGCCAGGAGGGGCCCTGCGGCCCCGCAGCGCCTGCGCAACGAGCGCCCGGTAGGCCAGGGCCTCCTTGGACACGTAGTGCCGTCCTGTGGCCGTATGACGCACGGAATGGTTGCCTGTACGGCCAGGGTAGGGCAGCTCGATGGTGACAGTGGATATCATCATGATGTTAGTTGGCGCTAACGGACTTTTGGTGGCAGCACAGACAAAACAAGCAAAAAGACGCAAGACGGGGGTCCTTAGGGGCTGGCCTCGCGTGAAAAGAGATCAAATAATATATATATGTTAAAAAGAAGTTTTTTGTATATATATAGAAGAAGGACAAGCAAAATCAACAACTTACAGCACAGACACCGGTGTCACGCTGTGTCTCCGCCGTCTCCGTTGCGAACGCCTTTTGTTGGTGGACACTAACATCAGGCAGCGCAGACACCGGCGTCTTGCCGTCATCAGGCAGCGCAGACACGGCGTCTTGCTGCGTCTTGCTGTCATCAGGCGGCGCGAACGCCTTCGCGACGTACGCCTCGCATGACCTGTTGTTAGTGGCCACAAACTTGACCGCCACGATTTCATCGCGCGCCTGCAGCAGCTGCAGCAGGGCCATCTGCTTCTTCAGGTCAGCGATCCTGCGGAAGGGTCTGCTGAACGTGCAGAGACGGGCGAACGTAAGGCCGGTCTCCTCGCCCATGCTGATCACCCGAACGACGTCCTGGCCGACCCGATCCATCTCGCTGTCACCCACCCGCGCGGCCACCTCTCGCTCCATCTCCAGCACGACATGCTTGATGAAGTCAATCGCCCAGGCGGTCGAGCGAGCGTCGACTTCCAGGCTGCTCTGGCCGCCCTGGGGCAGCGCCGCGAGCGACGCCTGACCCACGGCAATGACCACCGCCAGCTTGATCGCCTGCTCGCGTGCTCGCACCCACATCTCTGCCAGGGCCGCCGTGTCCGGGTTCTGGCCCAGCTCGTCCTGGCGGTCTCTGATCCACGCCAGGAACTGCGTCATCAACGTCTGGGCCATCGGGTCGGCCGGCACCTCGATCGGCGACGCCGCATCGAGCCCGATCATCCCGCCAGCGTGCATCCCTCGCACTGCCTTGATCCACTCGACGATGTCCTGGGGCGCATCGCCCAGGGCGGCGTCCTCCTGGTCCACTGGCCAGCCCTTCGGCGCCGTGATCACCAGCATGCGGTTCAGCCAGCCGCTCGACACGCTCGTGCTCGTGAGGGAGCCGTAGAAGGACTCGGGCACCGAGGTGCAGTACATCGCGGCGTGCGGGCAGGTGATGTCGAGCCGCGCGCGATCCTTCTGGTTCGCGTACTCGGCGCCCTTGTAGACCGTGGCGGTGGAGCTGAACATCTTCTTCATGATGGTCATGACGCCCCTCTCATGGTTCGCCGCCTTCTCGCCGCTGATGGCGGACACGAGGTCACCGAACTCGTCGAGGAGGAACAGGGAGTTGGACACCTTGCTCATGCGCGTGAGCAAGCCCTGGCCGGACACCATCTCCTCGCCGCCGAGGTGCGCCCCCATGCCGGCGGCGTGCAGTGCGATGTTGATGGCCTTGCGCGCGTGGTCCTTGCCGGCCCCCGACGCCGCGAGGCTCAGCACGTAGAAATTGGTCCGCGCCTTGGTGTGGCTCATGACCTTTTGCCCGAGCACCGATCCCATCATTGTGATACTTGCGCCCACGGCCAGCTCCGGCTGGGGCTGCTGGCTGGTCTGGAGAATCCAGTCGACCATCCTGCCCACCATGCCCGGCGGGCGCAGGAGGTGCGCCGGCCAGGGCTTCGTTCTCGTTTCGAGAATTGAGAATGACGCCGAACTATTCGCCGAGCCACACGCGCCGGGGCCCTTGGCAGCTATGGGCTCTGCTATGGGCTCATGGGCCCTTGAGTGCCCATTAACCAGCTCAATGCGCTCTTGAGGCACCATCGCCGCCCGCCGCCTCGCCTGGGCCGCCAGGGCCGCGTCGAGGTCGATCTGCGTGTCCACCACTAGCGCATCGCGCTCGATGCCCAGCATCTGGGCCGCATCTTTCACCGCTGCGCTCATGTCGCCGTCGTGGTGGAGGATGGTGAAGAGCGAGAAGGCGTCGTGCGCGTAGCCGTCGGCCAGGGGGTCGGAGCCGTGGTGCGAGAAGGCCCGGCCTTCGGGGAGGATGACCACGCCCGGGATCACCGTGCTCGAGCTGGGGGCGAGGTAGCGCTTGCCGCGCCTCTTGTACCCGTTGGCCTCGAGCACCGAGCCGACGTCGTTGGCCCGGTTGTAGGCCTCGATCACGCCGGTGCTCGTGCCCGGCGTGCGTGCCCGCATTGGCCTCGCCACCGGTGGCGTCTTGCGCCAGGGGCAGAGAGCCTGGACCGCCTCGCGCACGCCCGTCTTCGTGTCCGCGTAGTCGCGCCAGAAGTGGAGGAGAGCCTCGGGGATCGCCGGCACCTCGTCGCGGTCCCAGGGCGCGAACCCCTCCATCCACTCGTAGGTCGCGCCGCTGGGGTGCAGCGAGGGCGGCAGCACGTCCTGGCTCGGGCCAGAGCGCAGCTCGAAGACCGAGAACTTGTCGGTGATCTTCGTGCCGTCCTTCGTGGGCCAGTTGATCTTCACCAGCGGCATGTCGGGGCAGCGGAAGATCGCCTTCGCCCGATCTGGCTGCGACGAGTTGATGCGCAGGCCGCGAGCCAGCAGGTCGTCGATGTCGATGCTGAACTCGTCGAGGATCACGCGGGTGAATGCCTCGGAGTCCACGTCGAGCGCGACCGTGCCCGAGGGCTGATGGCACAGGCCGAGGTTGATGGCGCCATGCTTGAGGCGCTCCACCAGCTTGGCCGGATCGTCGATCAGCTCGGCGGCGGTGTTCCAGCCTGGGTTCGATGGCCCCTTCTGTCCGGAGGGGATGGCGGCCAGCTTCCAGCCCTGCTGCAGGTACGCGAGCCCGTGCTCAAGCACCCGCGAGGTTCTCGCGTCGATCATGTGTCTCCTGGTGTCGTGAGGTGTGTTGTGATATTTCGCGGCGCTGTCCTACACTGCGGCGACTATCACAAACCTGATACTGACGCCCTGACATTGCGGCCGGCTTGGAGCGCGCCGCCCGTGATATTCTCCAGGGTCAGCTGCTTGATCGCGGGGATCGCCCCACGAGAGAGCCAGTTGCTGACCGCCGGTTGGGAGACCCCAAGGGCGGCGGCAAGTGCCGATTGGGTCCTGAAGTGCTTGATCGCTTGTTTCGGTGTCATCGTGGTCTCCTTCCGGGTGGGATCGCAAGGTCCAATAATAACCCGCGCAACAGCTTTGTGATAGGTGGAGGGCAGCGAACACCACGGGACTGATGGACATGTACGAGAGCATGAGCGACACGAAGCGCGCGGAGCTGATTGGTATCGCGTACGTGCTCAACGCCAGCGAGAAATCGACCAGCTACTCGGCGACGACGCAGGCCGCCAATCTGGGCTGAGCACCCTGTCAAGCCCTGGCCAACACAAGGTCGGGGCTTTTGTGATTAACCACACACTTTAGTCGGGATTGACGACGCCCGGTCAGTTGACTCGGGTATCAGCTTTGTGATGCAATGGCTACTCACAACAACGGAGTCCGCCATGACCAAGACCTACACCGTCACCAACGCCAGGACCAACCAGGAGGTTTTCGTCGGCACCCTCGCCGAATGGGATCACTGGTACGGTTTGAACTGCGACCGCTGGGACCGCCCGGCCGGCCTCACGGTCGATAGCGACACGCGCACCGAGAAGCGGATCACGGTCCGCCCTCGGTCCTCGGCCCCGCTGCTCGCCGCCCTGCTCTACGCCTACGCCCCGATCCCGGCCCTCGCCGGCGTCCTGAAGTGCCAGGGCATCTTCGACGACAACATGAGCGCCATCGTCTACCGCAAGGACTTCACGGCCGACCAAGTCGTGGTCCTCAGCGGCTACCGCGGCGACCGCATCTACTCGGTCGATCACACGCCGTTCGGGGAGAAGCAATGAACAGCACCGCAGTCATCACCTACCGGGTACGCGAAGCCGGCGAGCTTGTCGAGAAGGTCGAGAAGCAGGACCGCGCGGATTGCCTGCTTGAGTGCGGCGACGACGCCACCGCCCGCGAAAACATCATCGAAGGCATCGGCGAGCACCTAGCCGCCTTGCCGGGCTTCGTGGAGTTTACCGGCGGCTACTGGGAGGCCGCATGAATCTCACCGACACCACGCCGTTCCAAGGCTGAGAGCGACTGCAGGACTGAACCATCACAATGCCCATGAAGGAGAGTGTCATGTTCCACACCCCAGCTCACAAGGTCGTCCCGGTCCACACCGTTGTCTCCAGCGAAGCCGGCGTCATCGGCTACACGGTCGGCCCCCAAGGTGCCCAGGCCGGCGCTGACTACGCCAATTGCATGGCCCGCCAGCGCGGCTCGAAGGCCCGCTACCACGCCGGCTACGACTGCCCCGCCCAGCTCGTCAACGACCTGACCGCCACGCGCTCGGCCTGATCTATCACATTGCCACTGACCCCCGCCACCAAGGAGAACACCATGAGCATGACCCGCAAGGACTACGTCTACATCGCCGCCGCCCTGAAACAGGCCGTCGACGACGCCAAGGACCCGGTGGAGCGCCTTGGCGCCAGGAGCGCCGCGCTCCGCGTCGCCGCCGCCATCGGCTGCAACAACGCCACCTTCGACTACCCGCGCTTCCTCGCCGCCTCTGGCGCCCTCTGACCCGCTGACCCCAGCGACATGCCCTCCGGGGCATGTCAGTGGCGTCCGCCGCACGGTAGCCGGCCGCACCCGGCTCAAGGAGTTCGTCTCATGGGTAACTTTGTGAAAGCTGCTTGGCACTTCGTCGGCAACCGTCTGCGCGATGGCGCACCGATCCCGAAGGACGGGGAAAAGCTGATCTACCCCGGCCAGCCGATTCTGTGCGAGCGAGGGCTGCACGCCAGCCTGCAGGCGTTCGATGCGCTGCAGTACGCGCCGGGCAATACGCTCTGCCTCGTCGAGTGCGGCGGGACCGTCCTGCACAGCGATGACAAACTCGTTTGCACCGAGCGGACCATTCTGGCGCGCATGGATGCCGAGCCGCTGCTTCGGCAGTTCGCTCGCTCGCAAGCGCTGGCTGTCTTGCATTTGTGGGAGCCGCCGCAAGTCGTTCTCGACTACCTCATGGGCGACGATGCCGCGAGGTATGCCGCGAGGTATGCCGCGAGGGATGCCGCGTGGGCTGCCGCGAAAAAGGATTTCAACGCCCTAGTGGCCGAAGCGTTCGAGGATTGGCTGTGAAGTCCGTGAAAGCTCTTCGTCCTCCAGGCCTGACCTATCGCTGACCGCAGCCGCCTGCCCATCCCGGCAGGCGAGTGCAGCCCGCACGTTCACAGGAGAGTCACATGACCACCATTAGCATCGGCCCCCGCTTCACCGACTACAAGTCCCGAGCCGCGCTCGTCCTGGCGCTTGTCGCCGACAAGGACTTCACGGTCAACGACATGTCGTCCCAGTGGGACGGCATGGCCTGCAACCTCACCGACCTGCGCGCCGCCGGCATCACGACCGTCCGCGCCCGGTACGACCGGCTGATGAAGCAAACCTCGATCGACATCTCCAAGAACATCGCCTAAAAGGAGCACATCATGGGCAACAGAGCAACAGTTTCCTTCGCCGGCACGGGCCCCGCCGCGCCGTGCGTCTACCTCCACTGGAACGGAGGGCGCTGCAGCGTCGAGGCCTTCCTCGATGTCGTCCGCAGCGAGCGCGAAAAAACGACCAGCCCCGGCGCGCACATCGCGCCCATCGCGGCCCGAGACGCCTTCGCTCGCGCCGCCCTCGCATTCATCGGGTCGAGCGTGTACGTCGGCCGGTACGACGCGTGCGACACCGACAACCATGACAACGGCACGTATGTCGTCGACTCCAACCTCGACATCACCGATCGGCTGTTCATGCGCAATTGCCAGGAGGAGAACGACGACGTGAAGCGCGCCGCCATCGTCGGCGAGACGCTGGCGAAGGCCCGCGTGATGGGCGAGGAGGCCTACCGCGCCCAGCTTGTGCCCGCCGCCTGAGCCCACCACCCTCTACACCAGGAGAGTCACATGACAACGACCTACCGAATCATCGACGACGCCCTGCTCGGCCGCCTCATTAGAGCTGCCGGCGCGTTCGAGCTGGCCCAGCTCGAGGGCGTCGTGCCCACGACCGTGGCGCCCGCGACCGTGGCCACGCTCGCCGTGGACCTGGGGCGTGCTCGCTTCATCCGCAGATACATGCCATTCGAGCGCGATGAGGCCCAGCGCTGCGCCCAGCGCATGGTCGATCGCGGCGGCCACTTCTTTCGCGCTATTGGCGTCGCCCACCAGTACGCCGACTCCGGCAACGCCGCCCGCCTGCAGGCCGCCTTTGCCGGCGCCTTCGTCGATTACGACGACGAGTCCGAGGGAGAGAGGTACTCCCGCAGCCGCCGCACCCTCGCCGGCGACGGCTTCGGAGCCTGACATGAAAGACACCTTTCGCCGCTCGATCGGCGGCACCAGCGCCGTCTTCGAGTGCGGGGCCTGCCGCCGCAGAACCCGCCGCACGAACCAGGGCAACAGCTACCTGTGCCCGCAATGCGACGAGTGGTCGATGCAGGAGAACGGCATCCTCGACGGCCACTACAGCAACGATCCCAAGGGGCTCGCACATACCGAGGCCGTGATCCTGCGCCTGAAGGAAGAGGCCGCGAAGAAGGGCGGCAGCCGCGAGCGCCTGGGGCTGGCGCCATGACCAAGGCCGCAGAGCAGCAGCGCCGCGCCGACCGTCTGGTGGGCGCGTTCAAGCGCAACAAGTTCGAGAACCATTCGGAGACGACCCGCAAGGTCATCCGCCGCGTGCAGATTCTCACGGGTGCCTCGCGGCGCCAGCAGGGGGCGTGAGCATGAGCCTCCCTGCCACCCCGCCACGCGGCAAGCAGTACACCATCGTGCGGCAGTCGCACGTCGTGGACAGCGCGCCGTTCCCGGTCGCGCTTATCACGAGCCGCAGCCGCTACGACGCGCTCACCGACGCGGTCAACGCGACCCGCTCGATCGACCATCGCCTCAATCCGATCATCGTCCTCGTCGACAAGGAGAAAGCATGAACCCGACCTTCAACTTCTACCTCCAGGCAGTCATGTACTGCAAGCTGCGCAGCATCCCGTTCAAGCGCATCGTGCGACCGGCCGGCAACAGCCACATCTGGACGATCGCGTCGTGAGCACCGTCGTGATGACGATCGCCGACTACGTCCGCGAGGTGAGGATCAACGAGGCCAACCTGCTGGACGAAGTCAAGTCGCCGGCGGCGGCGCTCGAGGAGCTGGTCGTCGCCATCGACAACGACCAGCGCGCGCGCCGCGCCGCCGAAGTCGACGAGTACCTCCCGCGTGGGCATACCCTGGGGGCCCGGCGGCGCCTGGACCTGGCTATGGGCGCGGCCCGCGAGAGCTTGGCCGCGGAGGAGCGCATCGCCCGGAACCGCCGCGCCAACTAATTATCACAATGAGCTTGACACGCATATCAGCATCGTGATGTAATGAATCCCTCGTTTCAAAGGAGTCCAACCATGAGCACCCGAAGCAGCGCCGCAAGGCAAGGGGAGGCGATGACCGCGAAGCAGATGGTCAAAGAGATCAACGCCCATTGCGACAAGGGCAACGGCATCTACGTCGGCAGCATGGGCGCCGGCTCGCGCCGCTACTTCCGGGCCGCTCTCATTGAGTCCTTCGATGACAAGCTGGCCTACATCACGCCGGACTTCGGCAAGACGTGGGTCTTCGTCGAGGATCACTTCACGTTTTGGGATGGCAACTGGGATGTGCCGATCGGCAACCTGCCACGCAAGGAGCGCACATGGCGGACTTTCGCGTCAGGAACCACGGCTCGATCTGCATCCTGACCGGCATGACGGCCGAGGCCAGGGCATGGCTCGAAGAGCGCGTCGGCGACGACGAGACCCAAGCCTGGGGCGCCGGCATCGTCGTCGAGTCCCGCTACATCGACGCGATCGTCGACGGCATCCAGAACGACGGCTTCTCCGTTGGTGCCCCATGAAGTCAGCGTTCGCCGCCATCCTGCTCGCCGCCTGCGGCTCGGCCGCCGCCTGCGACCGCTACGACGTGGCCGTGCTGCCGTTCGAGGTGCGCGAGGACAGGACCAAGACGTTCGCCGAGCTGACGGCCATGAACAAGGGGGCCGGCACGTTCGGCCAGCTGCGTCTCGACCAGTACCTCGCGATCCAGGGCGCCCCGCAGTGCCGCATCGTCGTCGGCTACGCCAAGCCGATCCTGTTCGTCGCCGCCGAGCTGGCCGCCGACGCCTGCGCCTTCGAGCACGTCTACCGGCACGAGCTGGTTCACGTCGCCATCTACCGCGACGCCCTGCTCACGCTCGGCGAACGCGTCGCCAAGCGCGGCGGGGACAAGAGCGCGATCTTCGAGGAGCTGGACTCGGTGCTCCCGGCGAACGCCGCGCACGACAGCCCGGCCGAGTACCTTGGCAACATGTCCGCGTGCGGGGGCCGAGTTGCCACCCTGACCGGCGCCCGGGGGCTCTGATGTTACCCACCGACACCTGGGACCATCCGATCGAGGAAGACCCGGATGCGCTGCGCTGGGCCGTCACCTTTTTTTGGGGCCCTCTCTTGGCCTGCCTCTGCTACGGTCTTATCGGGAGGTTCACTTGAGCAACTTCTCCCGCAACAACTCCACCGCCTACGCCGCCGCGATGCACGCCCTTCGCGGCCCCACGCGCGGCTTGCTCCTCGAGCACGCCGACAGGGTCGGCGCCGCCGGCTTCTATGCCCGCGAGGTGATCGAACGGAACCACCTCGACGAGAAGCAGGCCCACGCCCTGATGAACGCCAGCAACACGATGCGCAAGAAGGACAAGGTGCCCACGCTATGGGGCGTCCAGACCGGCGCACGCACCACCCGCCTGTTCGGCCGCCAGGAGTGGGCCGCGGCCTACGCCACGGTCGTGGCCGGGCGCGCGCCGGCGGCCCGCTACACCCGCGCCTACAACGGTGAGTGGCGCGCCCCGTACAGAGGCATGAAGCAGCAGCTCCGCGGGCGCGCATGGTGGGCCCACGATGTCGAGCCGCGCGAGACGCCGGACACCGTCTACACGTTCGCTCCCCCGCCGCCGGCGAGGGTCACCCGCACCAACACCCACCCCATCTACTGAAGGAGGCCGCCCCATGACCACCCGACTGAACTCCCTCGCCGTTGCCGCGGTACTGTCTCTCGCCGCCGGCGGGCCGTCCGGCTTCCGGCAGGCTGGCCTGCATCCGCGCTTCAACAAGCCGCAAGAGGCGCTCGGGCCGCGCCCCAGGCCGAAGTCGATCCGCCGCCGCAAGGGGCACGCCGAGCCCGGTGACGGGCGCAGCGAGCACGAGGAGCTGACGATCGCCCTGGCTATCGCCAAGCGCGAGCGGCGCTCGAGCGCCTGGTCGGCGCGCGTGGCCACCGGCCACCAGCTGCAGCTCGCCACACCAATCGAAGGGAGACAGCCATGAGTGACCCCCTACGGCTGAAGTGTTTTGCCTGCGGTCTCTCCATTGGCAAACGAGACCCCGAGGCCGACCTTGTCGACACGCGCGACGGACAGATGGTTTGGGTTGGCAGTGCATGCCATCGGCGCGTGATCGCTGCCGGCGAGGCCGGCTACCAGCCGCCGCTCGGGGGCCCCCACTATTCCGGCTGCCTGCCGGCATTCAGCGGCCCGATGGCTCGCTCACCGAATGAGGGAGACAGCCATGAGTGACCCCCTACGCGCAGCGCTCGTCGAGCTGCTCGCAACAGTTAAAGGTGAGTGCCCGTCGTTGCTCGACGAGGATTCGGGAGGTTCGGCGGCTTTGGAGGCGCGGATCGTTGATGCCCTCGCCGCCCCCACAGGAGCAGCGTTGCCGGGCTGGAAGATCGAACAGCAGCACGACATATTCGGCACCGTAATCGTGACTGCGCCGAACGGCTATGTCGCCACAACCAACGCCACGAGCCGAAATCCCGAGAACGTGCTGCGAATGCTCGCCCTAGCTGCACTCGCCGCCCCCACAGGAGCAGCGCCGGCCGCGTTGCCGCAAGAAGTATATGCATGGCGCGACGCGAAGCTGGCCGAGATTGCGGCTCTAGATGCATACAACGCTCGCGTGCTGTACGCCCGTCAGCGCGACGAGGTAGACGGATTCGGGCGCACGCGGGTCGATGCGGAATTCCAGGCATGGACGGCGGCGAGCAACACCGCACACGCAGCACTCAAGGCAATGATCGCGCCATTGTTCGCCGCACTCATCGCCCCCACAGAAGCGGCGCCGGCCGGAGAGGCGCTGCTGCGGGAGGCGCTGGAACTTGCGATTCCGTACCTCGAAGCCGACAGCCAGTGCGGCTATGACGGCACAAACGGCAGCGGCATACGACAGGAAGCCCAGCGCCGGCTCGACATCGCCCGCGCTGCCCTCGCCGCCCCCACAGGAGCAGCGCCGGAGTGGTATCGGGACGAGGCTTGGCCGATACCTGCCGACCGCGCCCCCACAGGAGCAGCGCTGGCCCCAGTGATCCCGCCCGAAGCATGGCGGTGGCCGCGCCGCATCTATGTGATCGACGAAATCGACGGCAGCCCGGCAGAGCAGGCCGCGCAGCAGGGCCTCGAAAACTGCCGCCTCTACGCTGCACGACACCGCAAAGAGGAATGGGCAAAGGTCATTCTGCGCCTGTGCAAGGCAGGAGGGGCCATCGGCTCACCATTGCGCAAACCGAAAGGCCAGCCATGAGTGACCCCCTACGCGATGAACTGCTGTCGATCGCACGGGCCGTTGAGGCGTTGAAGCGCGAGTGCGGCATGGACCCAGAGTCGCCGACAGCTATCCAAAACGGCCGGTACATGGGCATCAGCTACCGTCTGCGCGCCCTCGCCGACCGCGCCCCCACAGGAGCCGCGCCCGAGCCGGCCGCGGTGCCGATCCCGGTTGCTGCTGGCAGGGCCATTGCCAACAACTACGGTTACGACCAAGTTGTGATCGTCGCACGCCGGATCGGCGGAATAGAGCACGTCACTACCTATGGGAGGGATAAGGCGCACTGTGATGTTGCTGCGCGCATGGGCCACTTCTTCAAGCACAAGCTGATGGGTTGGCCCGCGGAGGCTATTGAATCGGCCATCCGCTCCGCAGACCGCGCCCCCACAGGAGCAGCAGCGGCCCCACAAGGGGCCACCAACACCCCAAGCCGAGCCGGAGGGGCGCAAACGGGCCCCTTACGGCATGACGACATTGCGGACGTGGTGGACTTCGTGCTCGCCGGGCCGCCGCGCAGGGAGATCGAGCGGGCGATCGTCAAGTACGCGGCCGAGAGACTGGCGACTCGCTCATGACGCCCGACCAGATCAACGGCGCATTCGAGGCCCTGGGTGCGCTGTTCATCCTGCGCAACTGCCGCACCTTGTACCTGCAGAAGATGGTGCGCGGCGTCAACATCGAGACGACAGCCTTCTTCTTCCTGTGGGGCGGGTGGAACCTCTACTACTACCCGTCGCTCGCGCAGCACTGGAGTTTTCTCGGTGGCTGCATGATCGCCGCCGCCAACGTGCTCTGGCTCGTCCTGGCCATCGTGTACACGAATCGCGAAAAAAATCTCGCACGTCATCACAATAGTGTTGACACGCAGTTTCACAAAGCTGATAATCCATTTTTGAAGGAGACGCCATGACCATCGCAACACTCGAAGACACCCAGGTCCAGCTCGACATGCTGATCCGCGCCCGAGTCATCGCGAAGCGCGAGGAGGAGGGTGCGATCGAGCGGCGCCGCGAGTGCGACAGCGCGATCCTCGGGCTGCTGCCGAAGATGACCGCGACAACGCGCGTCGGCGACGTCAAGGTCATCACGACCTACGGCGTCACACGCAAGGTCGACAGCGACGCGCTGAAGGCCGACTTCGCCGAGCTGCCCGTCACGCTGCAGCGCGTCTTCCGCTGGAAGGCCGAAGTCAGCGAGGCCCTGTTCAAGGCGCTGGCGCCGGACGACAAGGTCGTGCTGGCGGAGTACATCGCCACCAGCGACGCGAGCCCGAGCCTGCGGCTCGAGCTGGCGTGAATATCGACCCGACCAAGGAGACACCCCATGGCCTTCGATCTTTCCTCGATCACGCGCGGCCCGCAGATCACGCCGCCGCGCCTCATTGTCTACGGCCCGCACGGGCTGGGCAAGACGACGTTCCTCAGCGAGGCGCCCGCGCCGATTCTGCTGCCCACCGAGGACGGTAAGGGCAAGATCGACATCGCGTCCTTCCCCCTGGCCCGCAGCTGGGCCGATGTCGTGAGTGCGCTCGTCACCCTGCGCGACCAGCCGCACGAGTTCGGCACCGCGGGCACCGACAGCCTCGACTGGCTCGAGCCGATCGTCTGGGCCGAGACGTGCCGCCGCAACAACTGGGCGGACATCGAGACCCCCGGCTACGGCAAGGGGTTCGGCGCGGCCGACGACGTCTGGCGCGAGTTTTTCCAGATGCTGTCGGACCTGCGCGACAAGCGCGGCATGCAGGTCATCCTGACCGCGCACTCGCAGATCAAGCCGTTCAACGACCCGTCGAGCGAGCCGTACGACCGCTACAGCATCAAGCTGCAGACGCGCGCCTCGGCGCTGGCGCAAGAGTGGTCCGACGCTGTGCTCTTCCTGAACCAGAAGTCGTACATCCAGAAGGACAAAAAAGGCTTCGACAAGGTCATCGCCCGCGGCGTCGGCCTCGGCGAGCGCGTCATCTACACGGAGGAGCGCCCGTCGCACCTCGCCAAGAACCGCTACGGCCTGCCGCCGGAGATTGCCGTGCCCCGGGGCGCGATGTACTCCACGCTGGCCAAGCACCTGTTTTCTTAACTGCCGAAGGAGGCAATCACCATGGCGTCAATGCAAGGTTACGACCAGGGCGCTCAGCCCGAAGAACGCAAGAAGTTCGACATCATGCCGCGCGGCGACTACGTCGGGCAGATCGTCGAGTCCGAGATCAAGCCGAACCGCAGCGGCACCGGTCAGGTCATGCACCTGACCTGGGAGCTGCTGAACGAGGGGTTCAAGGGCCGCAAGGTCTGGCAGTACATCAACGTGCAGCACGGCAGCTCGCCCGAGGCGCATCGCATCGGGCAGGTCGAGCTGGCCAACCTGAAGGCCGCGCTCGGCTTCCACGGCACCGTGCCCGACACGCTCGTGCTGCACAGCAAGGCGTGCGGGCTCGAGCTGGAGGTCGAAATCGGCGAGGGCAAGTACGCGGGCAAGGACAAGAACATTGTCGCCGGGTTCTTCCCGGCGATGACGTTCGGCAACCGCGCCGCGACCGGCCCGGGCGTGGCCGCCCAGGCTCCGGCCCAGGTCGCTGCCCCGGCGCCCGCGCCGGTCGCGCCGACGATGGTGTGGACGGTCCCGCCGCCCGCGCCCGCCGCCCAGGCTCCGATCCAGGCGCCCGCCGCGCCCGCCGCCTTCCCCTGGCTGAAGCAGGGCTGACAGAGAACCTGCCGGGCGGCCCTTGATCGGGGCCTAGATCATCCCGGCAACCCCGATCGCGCGAACGCGGCGCATCGGGGGGTGTGAGTGCCCCGCTTGTAACGGGGAGGCGAGACAGCTCGGAGAGACGGGCGCCATTTTCGCAACCATCAAAAGGAGGACCACACCATGGCCGCAGCTTACAGAATCTACCTCGTGCGCAGTGACGACGCCAGCGTGCCCGAGCGCCTCGTGCGGGCGCAGAACCCCGCCCAGGTCGTCGCCCACATCGCCAAGCCGCTCGACATCCGCGTCGCCTCGCAGGACGACCTGGTCAAGGCGCTGACGTCCGACGTCGACGTCGAGGAGACCGACGGGACGGCGGCGTGAACTCCCAACAACCCGCGCCGGCGGCGGACGTCGCCGTCACGCTCGAGCTGAAGACATCGGCGGTCGAGTTCATCGTCAACACGCTGAACGCTAACCCGCTGCATGCGCCCGTGATGACCGTGGCCAAGCTGATCAACGACATCTCCGACCAGGTGCGGGCGCAGATCAATGAGGGGTCGACTAACGAAGTCACCGGCGACAAGCCGGGCAACGCGGTCTCGACGACCGCCCCCTCACCCCTTTGAAAGGCGAACAAATGGCCGCGATCCCCGATGGCGCCCAGCCGAACACGGCTGTCTCGATCCTCCGCGGGTACGAGCGCTCGTCGAATGAGAGGCACCGGCTCCACCTCGGCGCATCGATCATCGGCGGCGAGTGCGCGCGCAAGCTGTGGTACACGCTGCACTGGGCCGATCGCGAAAAGCTGACCGGCCAGAAGCTGCGCCTGTTCGGGAGCGGCCACCTCCAGGAGCCGCGCCTGATCGAGGACCTGCGCCGGGTCGGCGTGCAGGTCGAGGACTTCGACCCGCAGGGCGGACAGTGGACCTTCCGCACCCTGTCGGGGCACTTCGGCTGCTCGATGGACGCGGCCGCGCTTGGGTTGCCAGAGGCGCCGAAAACCTGGCACGTCTGCGAATTCAAGGGCCTGAACCAGAAGAACTTCGACAAGGTCGTGAAGGAGGGCTGCAAGAAGGCAAAGCCCGAGCACCATGCGCAGATGATGGTCAACATGGGGATGAGCGGCATGAAGCGCGCGCTCTACCTCGTGGTCAACAAGAACACCGACGAGCTGCACAGCGAGCGCATCGAGTTCGATAAAACCGAGTTCGACCGCCTCGTCGCTCGGGCCGAAGGCATCATCCGCGCGACAGAGCCGCCGGCGCGTATCTCCGACGATCCAACGAAATTCCCTTGCGGATGGTCAGGCAAGGCGAGCGGCGCCGGCCCGGGCCAGTGCGCGTTCTTCAACGTCTGCCACGGCGACCAGGTGCCCGAGGTGAACTGCCGGACCTGCTCGTACAGCACGGCCGTGCTCGATGGCGTCGATCGCAAGGAGGGAGAGTGGCGGTGCAGCAACCCCGCGCTCGAGAGCGCGCCGGTGCTGAGCGAGCCGCTCCAGCGGTCGGGCTGCCTGGAGCACCGCTTCATCCCGATCTTCCTCGAGCGCACGGCCAAGCCGGTGGCGTTCGAGCATGGCGTCGTCGTCTACCAGATGAACACCGACAAGAGCAAGTTCTTCGGCAACGGGTCTGGCAAGCAGGGCTCGCTCACGAGCGGCGAAATCAGGGCGTGCTCGGGCAAGTCACTGCTGCCGGAGATGTGCGGGATCAAGGGCGAGTTCCCGGGCGCGCGGGTGGTGGCGTGAAGGCGGTTCTACAGACCGAAAGGGGCAACATGATGGTCACGGTAAAATGGTTCAGCCGCGAGTCGGCGATCCCTGGACGATCTAGGATGTACATGATGTTCAGCATGACAGCAGCCGACGCCGAGGACTTCCGCTCCCAGGTGGAATTGCTGCGTGACGGCAGCTGGGTGGAGGTAGCATGAACAGCACCCTCCTCGCCTCGGGCGCGCGGGTGGTGGCGTGAGGTGGTTCTACGAATGGCGCCGGCTGCACTGCCTCGGCCACATATGGAGCCGGCATTCGTGCGGCAGATTGGAGTCGAGCAACATCGACGCCGGCTACTGCCTGGACCGCTACCTGAGCCCAGCTGAGTGGAGCATTGAATGATCCTCCGCCCCTACCAGGAGAAGGTCCTCGACGACCTGTGGGCGTGGTTCGGCAAGCACGCCGACGGCAACCCCATCATCGTCGCCGCGGTCGGCGCAGGCAAGTCGCTGATGATCGCCGCCACGGCGAAGCGCATGGACGCGCAGGCGCCTGGCGTGCGCACGCTCGTGCTCATGCACCAGAAGGAGCTGCTCGAGCAGAACGTCGACAAGGTCAAGCGCATCTGGCCGGATGGTGACGTCGGTGTCTACTCCGCGAGCGCCGGGCGCAAGGAGCTGGGCAACCAGGTCATGTACGCCACGATCGGCAGCGTGTGGAAGATCGCGCACCTACTCGGCCGCATCGACCTGGTCCACGCGGACGAGTGCCACTTGATCAACCCTAAGGAGGAGGGCATGTGGCGATCCTTCCTCGCCGACTTGTCGCGGTACAACCCGCGGTGCCGCGTGCTCGGTTGGACCGGCACCGAGTACCGCGGCAACGGCGTGTACCTGACCGCCGCCAAGACGGCGCTGTTCACGCACGTCGCGTCGAGGATCACGATGAAGGAGCTGCTCGCCCAAGACTACCTCTCGCCGCTCACGCCGGCGAAGACGGAGACGCGCGTCGAGGCGGCGGACCTGCCGACCAGCGGCGACGACTACCAGGTCTCGGCGCTTGCCGCCATGACCGACACCGACGAGCTGGTCGAGGCGACGGCGTCCGAAATACATGTGCTTTTTTCGGACAGAAGGCGCGGGCTGGTGTTCGCGGTCACGGTCGAGCACGCCACGCACATGCGAGATGCGCTGCGCCGGCGTGGGATTCGGTGCGAAATCGTCAGCGCCAACACGCCGAAGGCCGAGCGCGCGGCCATGATCGGTGGCTTCCGCGACGGCAGCCTGTACGACATGCTCGTCAACGTGGCCGTGCTCACCACGGGTTTCGACGTGCCAGAGGTCGACTTCATCGCCATGCTGCGCGCGACCAAGTCGCCCGTGCTCTACGTGCAGATCGCCGGCCGCGGCATGCGCCTGGCCGCCGGCAAGGACGACTGCCTGTGGGCGGACTTTACCGACACCACGCTGCGCCTCGGGCCGGTTGACGAGGTTAAGGGCCGCATGCCGCGCGGCGGTGGCGGCGCGGGCGAGGAGCCGTTCCGCCTCTGCCCGGAGTGCAGCAGTCGCAACAAGGCAAGCGCGGCCGAGTGCCTGGACTGCGGCTTCCTGTTCCCGCCGCCGGAGCTGATCAAGCACAAGGACTACGCGAACGGCGCGGCCGTGCTCTCGTCGCAGGTCAACCCCGAGCGCGATGTCGACGTCACCCGGGTGACCTATGACATTCACGACAAGCCCGGTATGCCCAGCTCGCTGCGGGTCGAGTACTGGAGCGGCATCCAGGCCGTCGCCCGCGAGTGGGTCTGCCTCGACCATAGCGGCTACGCGCGCCTCAAGGCCGAGAAGTGGTGGCGCATGAGGGCCAAGCAGGACGGCATACCGAGGACTGTTGCGGAATCCGTGGTGCAGGCCCGTGGCGGCGCGATCAGCGAGCCGATGGGGATCACCATCGACATCAAGGCGAAGCGGCCAGACATCCTGGCGTACCGCTGGACACAGCGACAGGAGGCGGCATGAAGATGATGTTTCGGATGCTGACGCGAACCGAACTGGTAGCCATGCGCGTTGCCATCGATGGCGCATCGAGCGAGCTGGCCGTGATCGAGAGCAAGTCGAAGGAGGGCTGCAAGACCTGCGATCACCTCATCGGTTACCTCAACGGCGAGCGGACCACGCGCTGCAGCCGGGCCGACGGCGCCGAGATTCCTGCCGACGTCGTTCCCCTGGGATGCCCGTCGTGGCAGTCCGATCCCATCCCGTTCTAGGATATCATCAACGTGATATAAGGAGACCACCATGACCGCAGCCCTCCCCGTCGACGCAGCCGCCCGCAAGGCGACCCCGATCTTCTCGGGCGTCCTGAACTACTTTCCCCTGGCCATCGCCGAGATCGCGCGCGCCTCGAAGGCCGGCAACGACCAGCACAACCCCGGCCAGCCGCTGCACTGGGACCGGACCAAGAGCCTGGACCACGCCGACTGCATCGCGCGCCACCTCCTGGAGCACGGCACCATCGACGGCGGCGACGGCCAGCGCCACTCGGCCAAGATGGCCTGGCGCGCGCTGGCGCTCCTGCAGACGGAGCTGGAGGCCGCTGAGGCTGCCGCGGCTGCCAGCAAGGTCCGCAAGCGCACCCTGGACGAACTGCGCGACCAAGCTGTAGCAAGGCCGTTTTGACCGAAGTCATAAACAACCAACAAGAGAGGCAGATATGGCCACCGACAATCACAATGCTGATACAGGGGACCTCGGCGGCTGGATGCAAACGCACAGCGGCAAGGCCTACCACCATCGCAGCCCTCGGCAGGAGTCGATCGACATCAACGACATCGCCCACGCCCTTTCGATGATCTGCCGCTTCGGTGGACACACCTGGCACTTTTATAGCGTGGCCGAGCACAGTGTCCTCGTCAGCCAGGTCGTGCCCGAGGAGCACGCCTTCGCAGCTCTCATGCACGACGCGACCGAAGCCTATGTCTGCGATGTGCCGCGCCCGCTGAAGCACATGCTCGGCGCGGTATACGCGGAACTCGAAGACTTGGCCTGGCAGGCCATCTGCCAGAAGTTTTTCATCCACCCGGTCCTGCCGGCGTGCGTGAAGGAGGCGGACAACACCGTACTCATTGCCGAGAAGCACGCGCTGCTCTTGGACCCGCCGATCCCCTGGACCTGGGCCGCGGACATCGAGCCGGCAGACGTGACCATCAGGTGCCTGGAGCCGTCGCTCGCCAAGAGGGTCTTCCTCCGCCGGTACATGGAGCTGCGCCGGGGCAGGCACGAGGCGCTCCTGGGAGTGGGCCAATGAAGCGAGTCCATGTCGAGTCAACACTGCGCCGGGTCATCCGCCGCATGGCGGCGCGCGCGCGGGGCGTGGCCAACGACGAGGTGCCGAGCGCCACAATCCGCCAGGTCGCGCGCATCGTGCAGCACCTGGTCGCCAGCGGCGACCTCCACAAGGCCCGCATCAGCGGCAAGAACGTCCGCTGCTTCACCAGCAAGGAGGCCGCCGAGGCTTGGCTCGATGCCGCCGCCCTGGCCAAGCGCCAGGCCGTGATCGCGCGCGCGCAGGAGCGGGAACGAGCCCCGCCGGAGCCTGTCGAGAAAACGGCACCCTGGCCGGCGGACGCGAAGCCGTACTTCCCGCGCGACGCCTTCGGCCGGGCGGCCTGGAAGCACACCGTCTACGCGGCATCTCAGCTCGGCCTCGTACACACCAACACCCACTCGGACACACACTAATGGACCACACCTCGCTAGGCCTCACGAAGGACGAGATGCGCGAAGTCGCGCACACCCTGTCGCCGCACCGCACCGACGAGCAGTTCGAGCGGGACTGGTCCGAGATGATGGCGAAGAAGCGGTCGTGGGCGCGTCAGCTCGCCCTCACCGGCACGCTGAGGTGTTCATGAGCCGCCTCGCCGAGGCCGTCGGCGCGCTGCTGGAGGGCCCGCTCGACTGGGTCGAGTACCGCTTTGTGCAGCGCGACTTCATCATCGTCACCGCCGACGGCGTCAGCTGCACGATGACGCCGTGCGAGGCGGCCGAGATGGCAACCGATGCGCACCGCGACTGCCTGGCCTACACCTTCGCGCCGACCCGCATGACCTACCGCCAGTTCGACGAGATTGGACCACGCCTATTAAGGAGATCGGGATGACAGCCAGCATGCAACGGGCGCAGCCCGACACACTGAAGCGGCTAGACGCCAGGATCGGCCATGTGCCGATGGCCGTCGCGCAGGGCTCATGGAACCTGTCCGTCGACTTCAAGTCGGCGATGGTCAAGGCGATCAAGGCGCGCCACACGCGCGGCCTCACCGAAGTCGACGCCAGCCTGGCGCTGCGCGGACTCGAGCGATTCTGGGAATGACCGATCACGCCCTCCAGCAACACGCCTACCGGCTCGCCATCTGCGCGACCGTGTATGCGCTCCTGCTCGCCCGCTGCGACGTGAAGAACGTCGCCCCATTCCCACTCAACAAGACGCTTCCATGAACTTCAACGATGGCTGCGACGCCTGGTTCGACGTCGATCAACCACCTCCTCCGGCTCCGCCGATGCGCGTCTATGGTCGCACTCGTCAAGGTGCGCTGGCCAGGTTCGAGGCGGAGGCCGGCTTCGCGCCGAAGCAGATCATCGCCGAGGCGACGCACCGCAGCACCGGCATCGCCGTCGCCATGGTGGTGATCAAGTGACCGGCGAGGAGCTGTACCGCGGTAACGCCAACCGCGTCAAGCCTGACTGGGACCAGCTCGGGCAGACCACGAAGGATGTGTGGAACGAGTACGCCGCGGAGGGCCGCATGCCCGCGGAGTCGATCGAGCCGGACTGCTTGACAAACCCATCACAAGGTTGATAAAATGGCGCTTCACTGGGTGAGGGCATCGCACTACAAGTCGATCGCCGGCGAGAAGGAAACGGCCGACGCCATCGACGGTCGCCTCCGAGCCGGCATCTGGATTCGCGATGTTCATGTTCGTCAACCGGACGGGAGCAAAGAACTATGGGTCAATCTGAACGCGGTGAACGACTGGGCGGCGGGGAAGCCGAACCCGCACCTTCACGGACGGTCATCGCCATAGCGTTCGAGCCGTGCCGGGTGGAGAGTATCCGTTCGGTGGCTCGGCGCCTGGATGACCCGCGCGCCATGACCTGGGACGACCGACGCGATCTGGCGAACCTGCTCAACCTCGTGATACACGATGGCTATGACATTCGCGAGGGTGACCTGTGACCGCCGATCGCGCCGGCTGGCAGCGCGTCAAGCGCAAGACCATCGAGGTTTACCGCATCGCCTTCAGCTACCGCGGCGCCCAGTGCCGAGAGACGATCATCCTGCCGCACACCAAGGCCAACGACAAGTACGTCGAGCGCCTGCGCGCCGAGGTGCTCGGCAAGATCGCGCGGAACGACTTCCGCTACGGCGAATACTTTCCCAAGTCCTCGCGCGCCGTCGACTTCGGTCGCGGCCCGTCCGGCAACGCCAAGCTGGGCGCCCTGCTCGACGCCTGGATCGAGCGCAACAAAGCCACGCTCGAGCCGTCGACCTGGATCGGCTACCACAACGCCGTCAAGTTCAAGCTGAAACCGTTCTTCGGCGACATGCGGCCTGCTTCAGTACGCCCGTCGGTGATCCGCGAGTGGGTCGGCCTGCAGACTTCGGGCCTGAAGACGATCGCCAACGTCCTGCTGCCGCTGCGCGCCGTGTTCGACGAGCTGGTCGAGGACGAAATCGTCGCCGGCAACCCGCTGCGCGCCATCAAGCTGGCCAAGATGGTGCCGCCCGCCAGGCGCACGAGCCAGTACGCGGCCGACCCCTTCACCTGGGCCGAGCTGACCGCCGCGCTGCTGGCGCTGGCGCCTGGGGACCGGGCGCCCTTCCTGTTCTGGGCGCACACCGGCGTGCGGTCCGGTGAGCTGATCGGGCTGCGCTGGAAGCGCGTCGACCTGGCTGCCGGCACGGTCTCGATCCAGGAGACCACCACGATCGGCAAGGACAAGGAGCGGCCGAAGACGAGGGCCGGCGTGCGCACGTTCGCCCTGACGCCGGCAGCACACCAGGCGCTGATGAAGGCCATGCTGGCGCCGCCGTGTGGCGACGATGATGGCGACGACGGCACCGAGGACCGCGTCTTCCAGCGCGCCACGTCGCGCATGCCTGGCTACGCCTGGGGCTACAACACCCTGAACGCGGTCTGGAAGGCGGCGTGCGTGAAGGCGGGCGTGCGCTACCGCAACACGTACCAGTTGCGCCACACGTTCGCCAGCCAGCTCCTGATGGACGGCCGGCCGGCGCTCGAGGTGGCCAGCCTGCTCGGGCACAAGAACACCGAGATGGTCACCCGCGTCTACGGCAAGTGGATGGGCGGCCAGCCGGCGAGGATCGCTAAGTGGGGCTCGATGCTGCTCGAGCCGAGCGCGGCGGCTTGGATGGCGGCGACGTGAGCGCCAGAGACGAACTCAGGCTGTCGACCGGCCGCGTTGTCGAGGCCCACTGCGGCATCGTGGGTCTCGGACCTGACCTCGATGTCACCCACGGCTACGACGGCAACATCGCGGGGCCAGACGACGGCGATTGGTCCGAAAAGGCCATGGCGCCGGCGGACGCTGTCGCCCTGGCCGACCTGATGCTCGCGCGCTGGGCTGCGTACCGAGCGAAGTGGGCGAAGACCACATGAACGATCCCGACGACCTGATGCTCTACGAGCGAGACCTCCAGCAGATTCTGGCCGAGATGAACCGCCAGCACAGGGAGCATATCAGGCCGTTCGTTGACCGGCTGGTACTCATCCGCTCGCTGTGGCCGCCGCCGCTGATGGTCATCACCATCGAGCAGACGGAGGCCCTCCTCGCCGCGGACGTCATCCGACAGGGGGTCGGGTGAAGCAGCGCGCCCGCCGCCTGGTCATCTCCCGCTCGATCGAGCGCAAGCCGCGTGCCCATACCGGCCAGACCTCGTGGAGGGGGACTCACCGCTGCGGGCCGGGGGCGCTGCTGAGCGGAGAGATCGGGAACTACGAGCGCTGGCTCTTCGTCGAGTCGCCGATGCTGGGCGGCACACTGTCGCGCGCGTGAAGCGCAAGTGACAGACGATCCTAACCAGCACGGAGTGACACGGACATGCAGAAGCCCAACCCCTTTGAAATCAACGACTTAAGTCGTCAGGGGCTGGAGCGGGTGAGGGGTTCGATTCCCCTGTAGAGACCTTCGTAGGTCCTTGATTCTGCTGTCTTTCCTGGTTCTGGGTTTTGCCGTGTGTGAGAAATGAGTGATAATCGATCGGGACCGAATTGTCTTGCTCGATCCGGGTGACAACGTCACAATGATGATAGACCAACCGCCCGCCGTGGCATGAAGGAGACCCCATGATCGTCGACGAAACCATCGCCAACCTGCAGGCCGCGCTGCGCGCGCTGTCCGAGAAGGACCCGCAGCTCGTCGCCCACCTTGCCGGACCGGCCGACCGCAGCCTGCTCGACGCCGTTGCGGGCGCGTTCTGGAACGCGCCGACCGCCAGCGAGGTACGGCTCCTGGCCCAGGCCGCCTGGCTCCCGCCCGTCATCGGCTCGCCCGTCTGGTTCCTGGAGGAGGTGGCCGAGGCCTACGGCCAGGGGCGCACCGACTACCTGGTCGACGAGCTGTGCGGGCTGAAGGTCATCCAGAGGGAGGAGCTGAGCGAGCCGCTCCTGATCCTGGCCGACGGCAAGCACTACACGATCGTGCCCGAGTGGGCGCGTCGCAACGCCAAGCAGCTCGACGCCGAGGACTTCGCGCGCCAGGCCGCCGCCGGACGGGTGGCGCACGAGACCACGGTGATCGGCGAGGCGAGCTGAGATGGACTGGGCCAACCTGGCCGGCCTGCTCGGCGACTTCGCCTGGCAGCTCGCCCAGCCATTCATCAAGGGCGGGCTGATGATCGCCGGCTTCGCCGTCGTCATGTGGGCCATTCGCCTGGTGCTCGTCCAGCCGAAGCCGGAGCGGGACGAGGTTGGCTGGACCGACCAGCAGCGCGCGCTCCTCCTGGCCGTGCCGCTCGTTGTGCTTGGCCTGTGGCTGTTCTCCATTGGCGCCACGGGCTGGGCTATGCCGTAGGCCAGCTACGACTCATTCCCTGCAGATGCGCCGGACGGTGACCGTGATATCCAGGAATTGGGAGCCGCGCCGTACGCGCAGCACGATGGCCGTTCCTGGGCGATAGCGGTCGGGGCCCAGGTCTAGGTGGTTGATCATCAGGTCTCCTGGCCGCAGCCCCCCACGCTCGGCTGGCGTGCCGGCGCCGATCAGGCTGACCAGCCCCGCGCCGTTGGTCAGGATGCCGATGCCGTCGTAGTAGTCGCCGGCGCAGGCCAGCCCGTTCGGGTCGGTGCCATCGTCGCCGGTCAGGCGCCGCGCCTCCCCTTCGGCCTCTTCGGCCACGCCCGCGGACACCGGCGTCGGCGGGTGCCGGGCCGGCGCGCTGAGGATGGCCAGGGCCAGGCCGATGTGGATGGCCAGACTGACGATGGCTCCGGCAGCTCGAGCCTGGCGTGCGTTGACTGAAGGCACCGGACCTGTATACGAAACGCCCGAAGCGCATGCACTTGGGCGATCTATTCGACTCACGGGAAGAATCTATTCAACTCACGGGAGGATGATCATGAGCACGGCGAAGCCGATGGCGCCGCCGGCGAACGTCGCGGCGGCGTCGAGCGGGTCGACGTCGTGGGCCGGCGGCAGGCCGGCGGCGAGGCGGCGGTGGTTGACCGTCGCGTCGTAGCCCTCCTTGGCAAGCCCGGCCGCGATGGATGCGGCGACCCCCCAGAACGGGCCGGCGAGGACGCCAACGACGAGCGCGACCAGCAGGCCGGCGATGACGTGGTAGGTCTTGTCCAGCGGGATCATGGCCGCGTCACCGGCCAGGCGTCGAGCAGTGCTCGGGCATCGGCAGCTCGATCTTCAGCCGCGAGGACCAGTTCCTCCTGCTCTCGCAGAGCCTCGCCCAGTACGTCCCCGAGGGCACGCGCACGATCTCGTGCGGCGGCGACGGTATCTTCGGAGGCGGCACGACCACCGGTGGCGAAGTTGGCAAGGTCGCGAAGCAGCCCGCCACGCTCAGCGCGCAGACGAGCGATGACAGCCGCATTGCGGTCGATGTCGAGGGTGTGGGCACGTTGGGCCTCCTTGAGTTGGTGCTGGAGCTGGGACTCGATCTCGCGGTAGCTCGCGAGCGCCGCGAGCGCGGCGTCCTTGGCCTTGTCGCGCTCGATCGCGCGGGAGGCCTTCTCGGCCGTGAGCTGGGTGGTGACCTTGGCCACGTCGGCCTTGAGGAATCCGATGCGCACGGCCTGGACCATGTAGGCGGCGGAGGCCAGGACCACGGCCCCGCCGATCAGCCAGGTGCGCAACGACAGGCCGCGGAAGAACGTCAGGGCGATGCCCAGGATGGCGGTCATGACGACCTAGAGCAGCCGATGCGGCCGCCCTCCTCCGGGTCGGAGTAGACCCGCCTGCGCGCGTCCTCCGCCGCCGCGTCGCGGAGCTTCTGCATCCAGTTGCCCGAGACCCAGAAGCAGCCGCCGTCCTCTTCGCACCCTGGTGGTGGCGTGAGGCCGGGCCGCTCGGTGGTGCCGAACGCGGCGATCGGCGCGAGGCTCAGCCACACCGCGGCGACCATCAGCGAGAAGAAGATCATCGCCCTCATCCAGGCGCGCGGCGGAGGGGGCGGAGGGGAGTAGCTCATTTTTGACCTTCTTTCATTTCACAATGATGATAGTCAGACGGCGACGAATGCCGGCTTCTTCAGTTGAGTCTCGTGGCCGACGCCGTAGAGGCGGTCGCGAATCTCGGCGATGCCCAGCGTGCGGCGGCCGATCTCGCCGTAGGTGCGCGAGCGCAGGACCACGGTGATCGACTTGCTAGAGCGGTAGCCCGCCTCGTGCGCCCACTTGTCACTGGCGGCCAAGTGGTTCCAGCTCTCGACGACGATGCCGCCCTCGTCTGCCGCGACCGATCTGTGGTGGACGTGGCCGATGTCGACGTAGTGGAAGTCCGTCTCGCCGAAGTCGCGACGGAAGTCCGTCGTCATGACGGTGCGCAGCCGCGCTGGCGGGCACTTGTCGCTGTGGTGGATCATGACAAACGTGCGGCCCATGCGGTAGCCGATGAAGACGCCCTCGTTGTCGAGCACGTTCACGCGCGGGTCGCCCTCGTAGATCGCCTTCAGGAAGATGGCCATCCAGATGTCGTTCGTACGCGAGTGGTTGCCCTGGTTGATGATGACGTCGAGGGTCTCGCACTTCGTCAGCGCGCGCTCGATGACGAACCGCATGATCCGCGCGTACGCCTTGATCATCTTCGGGAAGCGCGAGTCGTAGTCCAGCGCGTGGCCCGAGGCCTCGGTCGTCGCGGTGAAGTTCTCGTAGTGGGTGAAGTCGCCCAGGTCGTTGAGGACCGCGCGCTTGCAGAAGGGCATCTCGTCGATCAGCTGCGCCATAGCGCCGCAGATTTCCCGCTCGGCGATCTTGACGTCGAAGTTCTCGCCGACCTCGGCCGCGTGGGCCAACATGCCAAGGTGCGCGTCGCCGATCTGGATGAATGGGATCACGTCCGAGCTGTAGTCGCGCGTCTCGGCGGGCGGCAGCTTCAGCCGCGGCAGGTCCTCGACGTACGCCGTCATGGCGTCGCGGATCATCTGGTCGTAGGCGGCCTTGCGCATGTTGGCCTTGACCCAGGCGGCCGGCTCGATGACCTTCACGGTGCCGTCCAGCTGGGTCTCGGTGACCGCCTTGTGGTAGACGCTCACGCCGCTGGCGACGTGGGTCCTTGGCACCGGCCTGCACCAGCCTGGGTGTCCCGGCGCGAACCCCTGGAGCGAGGCGACGTCGGTCATCCGGTCGACCGACTTGCGAACCTGGGACTCGTCGACGCCGAGGGCCCTGGCGGCGGCCGCGTACGAGCCGCCCGCGTTCACCGCATCGACGAACTCGGCCTGGCGGGGGGTGGCGTAATCCTTGAGCCCCTCGGGTAGGTAGCGTACGGTCATGTTGAGGCCTCCGGTTGAGAATGCGATTGTTCGTAGGCGTCGATGAGCAGGCCGACGTTCCCGATCGCGTAGCCGGTCATGGCGATGGCCATGCCGACGCGGCCGCGCGGGAAGTAGAAGGCCCAGCCCTGGGCGAGGTACAACGCCAGGGGGACGCCGAGAAACAGGATGGGCGCAGCGAAGCTCACAGGCGGTAGGTCCGCACGGGCGGGCGGCTGCCGTTGTCGTGCCTGCAGACGATCTGTACCGCGCGCTTCGGGTTGGCGAAGCCGAGCGCCTCGTGGGCGCAGATCGCCGCCGTGCTGCCGGTGCCGATCGCCTCGCGCCCGTCTGGCACCCTGGTGATCGTGCTGCAGTTCTCGTCGAACATCCACAGGCCGTAGGCGTCGAGTACCAGCGCCGCGCAGTCGGTGAAGTCGAAATCCGGTGGCGCCTTCATGCCGTCTCGATACCAATCGAGGAAGTACCCGCCCTTCAGCGTCTCGCCAGCCAGGCCAATCAGCGCGCCATGGATGCGATGCACCTTCTTGACCCGCCACTGGCGGTCGCCGTCGGTCATGTTGGAGTCGGCCACCATCACCCCAAGCCTGGCGTCGGCGAGGATCGTGGTCACCCGACGAGCCTCTTCTGTGCGACGTTGCCGGCGATGTAGGCGCCGACGGTGCCGAGGCACAGGGTCACATAGCCAGCGGACTCGAGCGCGCCCAGGTAGAGCAGCGCAGTGGAGGCGGCCAGCGCGAGCATGGCAAGGATGAACTTGCGGGAGAGGTATCTGTTCATGGGGTCTCGCAGAGGGCGCGCTCGGCGGCGCGGCGTTTTACTAGGCCTGGCAGGACTCGGCCCTTGGCCATGACCCACTTCGACAGCTCGGCGCACGCGCCCACGAAGTCGCCCAGGTTGGCGAGCTTCGCCAGGGTGCTCTTGCAGAAGGCGCGCACGCCGACGTTGAAGGCGAAGCTCGTGAAGGCCGCCACCTGGTTCTTGCTGAGCGGGACATCGATGCACTGCAGCACGCCCTCGGCGTGGTCGACGAGGTCGTTGTCGAGCAAGGCCTTGCACGCCTCGGGCGTATAGAACTTGCCTGGGGTCACGTCAACGCCGGTGTGCCCGGTGCAGGCGGTGAGGATGCCGACTGGGTCGACGTACGGCTTGCCGAGGATCGTTCCCTCGAACTGAGGCACGATCGCGAACAGGATCGCGGCCGCGGCGACGCCGACGACAGCAACCAGGCTGCGGCGCGGCTTAGTCGCCACGAGTCACCTCGCTGGGCTGCTGCCGCTGAGCCTTGAGGCGGTAGAGGGCGGCGGCGGCGCTGATGATGCCGGCCGCCGCGGCGAAGCGCCAGGAGGCCTGCGCCGGCGCCACGTACTGGACCGCGGCGTCGATCCCCGAGAGCACGGCCGAGAGCGCGATCAGGCGGAAGCTGTAGGCCTTCGTCACCACCCACTTCCAGTCGTCGACAAGTCTCATTTTCAGCGGCCTCTCAGGTGTTCTTACAGGTGACAACGCTCTCTCCCAGTTTATAGGCATCGTGATATTCGGGCAACGCCGACTGCGGCCTACTCGTCCTTCTCGTTGCCGTTCACATCCTGCCCGGCGCGCAGCCTCGCCTTCTTCTCGTTGGCCAGGTCGATCTTCGACTGCGCCTGAGCGTCGGTCACGGCGCCGCGGTTCGACAGCCGGCGGAGTTGCTTCACCTCTCTGTCGATGTCGCGGATCATGGCCTTCTTCTGGGCGGCTTCGATCTTCGCCGCCATGTCGAGGTCCATCGGGCGCGCCTTGATGCCGATGTTCTGCAGGGCCGCGTAGCCAGGCTGGATTGGCAGGCCATCCTTGCCCACGCCAGTGTAGTCGCCGGGCCACCAGGTGACTGGCTTGCCAGTCGCCTGCGCCACGGCGTTCATGCTACGGTTGAAGATGTAGTTGTTGATCGAGATCGCCGGAGCGAACTGGCTCCACAGCCAGGTGCCGCGCTTCTCCGCGGACTCGGCGTGCGTGTCGTTCTTGTCGACAATCTCCTTGCCGAAGTACGGGTCCTTGTTCCACATCATCGCCGCGAGCGTGTTGAGGAGCGGGTTGCTGGGCGTGAGGTTCTGCAGCCACGGCACGCCGCCGGTGTTGCTCGTCACGTCGAGCATGTCGCCGCCAGGGAACATGCGCGCGATGTCCAGGAACACCGGCAGGTTCGTCAGGTCGTCGGTGCCCAAGCGGATCGTCTTCTTGGCACCGAAGGCGCTGTAGCCCTTCATCCAGGGAGGCAGGTTGGCGCTCTCGGCCTTCTCCTTCGCGCGCGTCTTCTCGCGGAACTCCGCGCTCGAGACGTACTTGCGGATCGACTCTTCCCAGTCGTCGCCGTCGTCGCCGCCCGCGGCGACCGCGTAGGTCAGCGTCTGGATGGCCAGGACGGCCGTCGCCGGCGCAGCGAAACGCCAGGGGTAGTTGAGCGCCGTGTGCGCCAGGACGGGCACCACCTTGTATGTGTAGCTGAAGAACGGCAGGGCGGTGTCGCGCACGACGCGCGCGCCCTTGGGCAGGTCGTCGTAGGTGAAAATGTACCGCTGAGCGTAGTCGATCGCGTCGTTCGGGTGGAGGCCCTTCATGCGCGCGTCGCGATAGATCAGATAGCGGAAGAACAGGTCCTCGCCGTCGTACGCGGCGCCGAGCGGGCGCCGCAGGTACAGCGACACCAGGTTCCACGCCTGTTCGACGGCCTTCGCGCCGGTGCTCTGGGTCATCTGGGCCAGGACCTGCATCTCCTTGGGCAGCATGTTCATCAGCTCTTCTTGGCTGACGGTGCCACTGAACAGGCCGGCGTCCTTGGCCTCGAGCAACATCGGCGCGCCCTTGAAGAAGTCGAGCGCGGTGCCGAAGTACTTATGCGTGTCCCAGTAGCTGACGCCGGCGAAGTGCGCCATGGTCAGGTTCGAGACCACGTTGTTCATGTGGGCCACGGGGTTCAGGGCGGTCTTGCCTTCCTTCCACATGCCCAGGCCCTTGCGGTACAGATTCAGGATCGCCTCGTGCTCGCTCTCGCCGAACTTGCTGAGGTGCGACAGGACTTCCTCCGGCACGTAGAGGCCGGCGAGCTTGCCGTAGGTCTGGACGTCGGTGCCGTCGATCTGCGTGTCGGGCACCTTGACGTAGCCCTCGATCTCGTTGCGGCTGGCCATCGTGTCGGCCAGGTGCTCGTACAAGCGGCCGAGCGCGAGGTCCTTCTGCGAGCGCATGTAGCCCATGACGAAGCGGAACATCGAGTCGCGAATCTCGCCCATCTTCTCCCGCTCGGGGCGGCTGAAGTCGCGGTGGACCTGGACGGTGCGGTCGATGCCGGGCCTGAACCTCGGGTCGTCGAGCACCCAGCCCTGCGCCTCGTAGCTCTTCAGGTCCTGGGCGTCGATGACTTCGGTCATGCCTCGGCGCCGGAGGCTCTTGCCGCCGATGCCCGTGAGCGCGCCGGCCGGTTTCATCATGCGCGAGATAGCCTTGTCCCAGCTGTTCTTCAGATTGTCGCGCAGCTTGCTCTCGTAGAACCGCGGCAGGTACTTGTCCCTCCACTTGTCGGCGGCCTCCTGGCTCAGCATGCCGACGGCGATCAGCTCGTCGGTCTGCTTGCCCATCAGAGCGGAAATCGTCTGGGCGATGGCCAAGACCTTCTTGGTCGGCACGACGCCGGCCTTCAGCTCGCCTTCGATGATGTCGCTGACCATCTCGCGATCGGCGGGCGTCATCTTGATCATCTCGCCGGCGACCTTGGCCGCCGCATTGCGGGCGCGATCGACCTCGTTCTTCATCTCACGCACGGCCCGGCGCAGCTCCGGCGACATCGGCGTGAAACCGATCTTGTCGGTCACCAGCTTGGCGATGGCGGACACGACGCGGTAGGCCTTGGCGCCAGCGCCGAAGCGGAAGCGGCCCAGCTCGTCGCGGCTGACGATCCAGCCCTCGGTCGCGCGCGTGACTGACTTTGGCTTCGCGGGCGTGATGGTGGCGAGGTTGTTTGGGCCTTGGGGGTTGGCGGCGAACATGGGCACTCCGCCCTCGGCCTGCTCGCGCATCTTGGGGGTGATGTCGAAGCCGGGTTGCTGGGTGAATTTTCCGCCTCTTGCGTTGCTGACCTGCTCGTCCGCCCACGACTGGGCCTGCTCACGAGTGTCGACGGTCTTTGCAACGCGATTCTCGCCGGAGCCAACGCCGACCCTGAACCGGCCGTCCGAAGTCTCATTGATCTTCACCAGCAAGTCATCCGGCGTGGTGGACAAGTCCTGCTCCGTGTTGATCCCTACCTCCGCCATCACCCCGCCGCCCAGCTTTTTCACCACGTCCTTCGCCACGTTCGGCACGATCTTGTCGTAGAAGGCCTTCATGCCTGCGCCGCCGACTTTGAGGTCGATGCCGGACAGCGTGTGGTTCTTGCCATTCCGGCCTAGTGTGGTGCTGGTCGGTCGATTCAGCAGGCGATCCGCCGCTTCTTTTCCAATGATGTCGGGCAGGGCCGTGGCGGCAACGCCCTTCTGCATCGACAGTTCGAGGCCGCCTTGAAACACTTGCAGGTCGCCGCCTTCCTTGCCGTCCGGGAACCACACAAGCTCATCGACCTGCTTGCTCAGGTCATACCGCTCCGCGCTCTGCTCGCCGGTCACGAACGCCACCCGGTCGTAGCCCTCGTCGACGGCCATCTTGATGACGCGCTTGATGGCAAGGGCTACCCAGGCGTCGGTCTTGCCGACGAAGGGGGCGGAGGGGGTGCCGCCGGTAAACCCGTCGCGCGTGGTGGCTGAGACGATGGCGGCCTCTCGCGTCTCCTTGTAGATGCCAACCTGGGTGTTGCTGCTGTCGATGACGTACCAACTGCCGCCGGGTCCGGTCTGTTTTACGATCCAACCTTCGGGCAGTTTGCCGCTGGAGACGAAGCCCTTCTTCTTTCCCTCCTGCGCCCAGTCGCTCTGAATCTCCTCGATGAACAGCACCCGCTTGCCGTCGGCGTCGGTGCGGTCGTTCATGCGGATGTGGGCGAGGACGTTGGGCTGGTCCCAGTGGGTGCTGCGGTAATTTCCCTGGTTTTCAACTCGGTTGCGAGCATCATCACCGGCCTTGTATTTGGCATCTGCTTCGTCGGCTGCGCGGATGTAGCCGCGATCCTCTCCGCCAACCGTAATGCGCCACTTGCCATCAGTTGGGTCGCCAGGAACCCAGTCTCCAACCCGCGTGACTAAGACGGCTGGATATTCGTACGCCTTCACCGGCAGCGTCAGCAGCACCTCGCGGTAGTTCGTGCCGCCGGGCAGGGTGAATTGGCTGAACTTGGGCCTCTCGGCGGTGCTGCCAGTCTCTTCGTCACTGCCCTCCCACGCGCGCCCGATGCTATCCGCGAGGCCATAGTCTCCATCCGCCTCGGCGCGGTCGATCGCTTGCTGCCACTCGTTGCGTTGGTGGTTGAACTCTGGGCTGCGCAGCGTCGTCTCCGTCACCCGCACGCCGTTCGCATCGAGGAAGGTCTGCACCTCCTCTTTGCTCACCTTGCCCGGCTGCATGTCGAGCCACTCGTTGATGCCGGACCATGTGATCTCGTCCTGCTTCACGCCCTTGGTCGTCAGGCCGCGGATATACGCCACCCACTGCTCGGGCATTGCCTTCCCGGGCCCGCCGGCGATGGCGCGGCTGAGGCCGCTGTAGAAGCCGATCGCCGAGACGTCCGCGGGGTTCTCCGCGTAGAAGAGGTCGTCGGTGGCCGGATTGCTGCCGATGGCGGAGCGGATTTGGTCTGGGTCTGCCGTGATGAACATGATGCCCGCGGCGTCATCACCCCTTAGGATGATGCCGTCGTGGCCGCCCGAATCCATCCTATCTCGTTCTCTGTCGCCGTTGGCATCCCAATAGACGGCGGCGCTACCCTTGACGTCAACCACCAGCGGGTTTGCGATCTTCAGATACGCCGGCCGCACATTCGCACCAAGCAGGCCGTCGCGTGTGGCGTAGCCTGATGCCTCTCGGGGGTTGCGCGTGAAGAACTGGAGGCCGTTGTCGACCGCGGCATTCCCGAACGCCTGCGCGTCGGGGTCGAATTCATCGAAGCTCTCACTCGTCCCGTGATAGACGACCAGCGGCGCGCCGTGCGCAGAGACGATCTTGCTGTCGCCGAACCACTTCTTGAACGAGCGCGCCGCCATCTCTTCATTCAGCCGCCCCTGCGGCGTCTCCGCCTCGTTGGCGGCGTAGAAGATGCCGTCTAGGGAATCTCCATGTTCCTCGACGATACGGCCAAGCTCATCCAGTAGGCCGGGCCCGTCTTCTTGGCTCGACTCTGCCAGTGCGGACCGGAGTACCGCGACGCGATAAGCCGTGACAGGACGAGCAGCCTCTCCCACCGGTCCACCAGCTCGAGCTGGTGAAAGTCCAGGTGCCGCAGCGCTCGTACGCGCGCCTCCGCCGCCGGCGTCAGCGGCAGCTCCGCGGGCGGGTACTCCCGCGGCAGCATCTGATGGTCCAGGAACTCGAACGCCTCGTGCGTCAGTGAAGGAGCCGTCCTCGGCATTGAATTGAAGTTCATGCTTCGGATTGTACTTCACGTTTGTGATAACTTGCGCCAACGAATTCACGTTCGCGTCGTCGTCACCGTACGTCCACTTGAGTCCATTGACCTTGGGCGTGCCGTCGATCTGGAAGGGGTGCGGGGCCAAGTGCCTCGTCGTGCCGAACTTCAGCGCGCTGGAGATCATCTGGTGCGGGCGGCGTTCGATGGCGAGGTCCGAGATGTCGCTGGGGTCGCCAATAAAAATTCTGTTGGTGTTGTGCGCAAGCGTCGCTGCGATGTTGTAAATGTGCGCGCCCATGCCAGAGCCCGCGCTCATGCGCGAGACGTCGATGTAGACCTCCTCGGTGCGGCGGTTCACGGCGTCGATGTTCTGGCCAGGCCGGCGGGTGTTGAGCCGCAGCGGGCCGCCGGGGCGGCCGCCCTTCTCGACCGAGTAGAAGCTCCTCTTGCCGTGCGGCGCCGCATCGCGGATGGTGATGAATGCGCTGCGGTCGTCCGGCGTGGTGAGCAGCCAGATGCGCTCGCCCTTGAGGTTCGCGTCGGCTGCGAAGCGCTTCATCTGGATGCCGACGCCCTCGTCTTCGACGATCTGGCGAAGGTTCTTGGCGTCAGACTTCGGCAGCTTGAACAGGTTGGCGTGCTCCGGCGAGGCGATCTCGCGCAGGGCGGCGATGGCCTCCGGGCCCTTGGCCGGAACTTCCTCGACCTGGCTGCTGATGCGGTACATCGGCTCGGCCACGTCGCTGAAGTCGCTGATGTCCTTGCGCTTCGGGCGGTACTCTTCCCTCGGCGCCAGTGAGAGCATGCTGGTGTCGATCGTCGGGAACGGGTTGTCGGAGAACTCCACCTCGGCGGAGACCCACTCGGGCAGCAGGCCAACCTTCTGGTCGGCGTAGATCGTGTCGGCGCCGCTGGCCGTCTTGTTGTGCGCGGCCTTCGGGCCGAAGTTCACCCAGCTGTTCTGCCCGCGGGTCTCGGTCGTCATCGCGCGGCGCGCGAGCGGCGAGAACATCGCGACGTGCGAGCGCCAGGCGTTTTCCTCGCCGTCGGCGCGGAAGCCCACGCCTTCCTTGACGTGGCCGAAGTAGTCGTGGACGGCGCGGAAGACGTCGTTGGCCAGGGCCAGTTTGCCGCCGAACTTGAACTCGGTCTCGGCCAGCAACGGGTTGTCGCTCACGTCGACCGAGGCGTCGCTACCGTGGCCCTCCCGCGTGCTGAAGATGTAGAGGTGGTTGTTGTTGACGACGTCGAGGATCGCGTTGCGCGGGTTGCCGTACGGGTCGCCGCCGTTGTTGAACTCGACCTTCAGGCCGGTCGCCAGGATCGCGCGGTACTGCGCCTTCAGTTCGTCGATCAGCGCCGCGTAGGACGCCTTGACGAGCGGGTCCTGCGGCGCGTGCTTCATGAGCGCGAAGGCGGCGGCGACCTTGGCGCCGCGCGCCGGGTCGGCCTTGATGTAGGTGGTGGGCGGGGTGTACGCGAAGCCGGCGTCGGCCATGTACTTCGCGGCGGCCTCGCGCGCCGGCGCGAACGGGCCGAAGGACACGTCCTTGCCGTCGACGCGCACCGGGGTTGGCAGGCCGTCAAGCGGGTTGTCCGAGAAGTTCGTCTCGGCGGCGACCGGGGCCAGGCGGGTGCCGTCCGTCGTGAGAAAGCGCGCCGGGTCGAACGGGCGCCACTCTGCGGCCTTGGGGCCGTACAGCTCGCCCTTGCCGTCGACCAGCTGGCCGATCGCCTCCTGGCGCAGCTTGAGGCTGACGTCGTTGGCCTCGGCCGGCGTGAGCGCGCGCGACAGTCGGGCGACCACGGTCTGCTCGGTGTCCGACTTGTGGACGCTGTGCGACAGGACCTGGACGCCTATCGACTTCAGCATTGTGATAGCTTCGGGCGCAGAAATGCCCCGACCGTCCGGCGTGTCGAGGCCGATGTTGATCAGGGTGCCGGTGCGGGGGTCGTCGCCGAAGAGGTCGGCTTCGGCGGGCTCGGCTCGGGCAGGGGCTCGCCCGGCCGGTCGTCCAGCAGGTCGTTGTCCAGGTCGAACTGATCCTGCTCCTCCTGCCCCCGACTCTCGAAGGTCTCGTACTCTCCGGGCGGCTGTCTCGTAGTCTTCAGCTTCATCGCGTTCCTCCTCGAACAGGCTGTCCTGGTCCGCCTCGCGCCTGCCCTTGAGCAGCTCGAAGAGGTCCTTCTCGTGATACCACAGGGCGGCCTGCAGATCGGCCATTTCCACCACAATTCCGTCGCGCGCGAGGCCCTTCTGTAGGTCAAGCATCACGCCGCGCAGGTACTTGCGATCGCCGCCGCCGGCGGGCGTCTGCTCGTCGAGGGTGAACCCCTCGTGCAGAGTCTTGGCTAGAATGTTCTGCCTGGTGCGGTGGTAGTAGCTGCGCTTCTTGCCGTCGATCTCGACACCCTTGGCGAAGGCGTCGTTGCGCGCCTTGGCGTACTCGCGCACGCCAGGCAGGGATTGCAGGGCCAGCTCGGGGTCGGCGCGTTCCTCGTCAGGCCGAGCGAGCCAGGCCTTGATCTCGGCGCGGAGCTGCGAGCGCGGCACGCCGAACGTGTTGTCCAGTTCGGCGAGTTGGTCGACGAGCTTCGCGAGGTTTGAGTCGGTGTTTTCCGGCAGCGCGAGCATGTTGCCGCGGATGCGGTTGATCGTGCGCATGAACCAGCGGTCCATCGTCACCGGGGTGAAGTTGCCGTAGAGGTTGTTGAAGAACGCACCGATCTTCGAGCCGAGGAACACGGCGCCGTAGACCTCGTTGTCCTTGCCCTCGGACGCGATCTTCGTGCCCGTCATCTTCTCGATGTCGCGCACGACGCGGTCGGCCTTCATAAAGTCGCGGACCGCCTCCCACTCGTGCTTCGCGACGAGGGCGCCGACCTTGGCCAGGCCGGTTTTCATCGGCTTGCTGTTCTTCGTGTCGAGGACGCCGTCGCCGGTCGGCCAGGCGCCGGTGTCCCTCCACTGGCGGTAGAGAATCTCGGCGAACTCGAAGTTCGCGTTGACCTTGGTGCCGTTCGAGGTGATCGCCAACATGGCAATGAAACCGAACTTCGCCTCCGGGTCAGTCGCGATCTCGGGGTGCAGCTCAGCCATGATGGCGAGCGCTGCCTTGACCTTGGCGTCGTACCAGCCGACGGCGCTGCCGGGCCGTGAGAGCGCGTACAGCGCCTCGGCGCGCAGCGACTCGACCAGGCGCCTGCGCGCGTCGGGGTTGCCCGCCTCCATGCCGCGCTTGTTGCGGTTCGTGAAGTAGCGGGCGATGTCGAAGTTGGTCCGCAGGAGCGGCGCCTTCTGGTCGCCGGTGAAGAACTTGACCGACGCGCGCTGCGGCGGCGGGGCTTCCTTCGCCATCAGGTCGGCGGCCATCTTGCGATAGCGGTCGGCCTCGTTCTCGGAGAACTCGGTCTCGTCGGCTGTTCCCTTTTCAGCTACGTTTGTAGCCTTCCCTGCTACACGCTGCGCCTGCTTGACGTAGGCCGACGTCAGCGCGTCGCGCACCGCATCGATCTCGGTGGCGTAGGCGGTGAGGTTGTTCGCGCGGAACTTGCCGACGATCCTCTCGAGCGTCGACAGGATGTGGCGCGCGAGCTTCGCGAACTGGCCATCTCCCATCTTGGCGGCAATCTCATTCCAGAAGGCCGCAGTCTCGACGTGCTGCTGGGCCAGGGTCGCGGCGACCTCCTCCTCTCTGATGGCCTCTCTGTACCCCGGGAAGGTCCGCTTGTGCGCATCGACCTTCATGTACGGACGGAGAGCCTCAATCAACTCGGCCTTGATGTCTGCATCGAGCGTGTGCAGGACCTCGTGCATCGCGAGCGCGAAGAGCGGGTTGCGCGCGTCGTCGGTGATGACGATCGTGCCGTTGGCGACGACGGCGCCGAACCCAGTCGACCCCTCCGGCTTGTCGAGGTGGGCGAAGATGATCGGCTTGCCGAACACGCGGGCGAGCGCGGCCGCCATGTCGGTGTCGGCGCTCGAGCCGGCGGGGATCGCCGTGAGCTTGATTTTCTCGCCAGGGCCATCGCCGCGCGGCTTGGCGCGCTCGCGCTCGATCGAGCGGAGGACGGCCTCTGCCTTCAGTCGATCTTGTAGTGCCCGCTCGGGACGAACGTCATCAGCCCGTCCGGCGTCTCGATCGTCTCGGGTAGGTGGTCCGCCGACGACGCCAGAAGATTCCGCACCGCGCTGCGCAGCGCGGGCTCCAGCGCCGGGCCCTCCGTCGACTGTGACTCCAGCGCCGACGGCTCCTTGAGTTGCGCCGACGGCACTGCGTCCTTCAGGGACTGCACCAGCGCCGCCCTGCGGCGAAGCCACAGCTCCGCCTGCTCCTGCAGCGGCTGCTGATGCTCCGCTTCGTCCCTCGGCGGCAGGCACCCCTTGGCGCGCGGCTCGCTCGGCTGCTGATCGTTCTCCATCGGAGACCTCCTTGAGATTCGTGAGTGGCTTCGTTCGAACGCCCGCCTTAGCCCAGACCTTGAACTGCGCCGTCGGCATCTCGGTGACGCCGGCCGCGCCCGTCCACCCCGGGGCGTAGTTCGCCTGGTAGGTGACGAGAGCCTCTTCGCGCGAGCGCGCGCCGAGCACGACCTTATGCTCGTCGAACGTGCCGTCGGCGTGGACCTGGTCGACGATGAACGCCTTGCCGCTGGTCGTGTGCTCGCCGACGAGGACGTCGATGTGGTCGCCGTCGGCGCCTTCGGTGCCCTTGACGTAGCCGTAGTGGCTGGCCATGGTCACCGCCCAGGGATTGCCGCCCTTGTCCACGCCCGAGCGCTCGGAGCCGCGCGGGTTCTCGATCGAGATGTTCATCCCGTCGATCGAGACGTGGCCCTTCTTGTAGTTGCCGGCGGCCTTCTGCGCCTCGGTCGGCTGCGCGATCTCGTTGGTCGGCGACGTGGCCGCCTCGTTCGCGCGCGTGTCGATCTCGGCCCGGCGGTAGCCGTTCAGCGCGTAGCGGCCGTCCGCGCCTTTCTCGGCGCGCCACTCGAGCTGCGAGCTGCGCTGGGCGCGGCCTGGCAGCGCCTGCTGGGCATCGGCCTTGGTCGTGTAGCCGGTGCCGCTGCGGCCCATCCAGCTCTCTAGTGGAGCGTCACCCCCAGCGTCCACGTCGGCGCCGGCGGGCCCTGGAAGGTCCACTCGCCCTTGAACGTCTGCAGCCTCCTGGCCGCCGGCTGCAGCTCCGGCGGGCTCGTTACCCAATCCTCCGGCGACATCAGGCAGAGGTCCTGCAGCTGCCAGGCCTCCTTGCTCGTTAGGACCTGGTGAAACACTGCCAGCTCCAGGGAGTGCGGCAAGAGCGCTCTGCACGCCGTCATAGTCTGGCTCCTCGGGTGTGGTGGGTACGGTGGACTCGGCGAGCGCCTCCTCCGCGCGCTTCGCATCGCCGATCGCCTTGGCGGCGCCCAGGTCGACGACGATCGGCGTCAGGCCGGCGCGCGCGGTGGCGGAGTCGGCCGGCGTGAAGTTGACAATGCCTTCGTTGTTCAGGAAGCCCTTCGAGCGCGCGATACTCTCGGCGGTCGGCAGCGGCGTCCGGCCGGCGCGCGCGGTGGCGGAGTCGGCCGGCGTGAAGTTAGTCTTGCCGCGTGCGGCGTACGCCTCGCGGCCGACGTTGACGGCGTGCCCCCCTGGCGCGACGGCGGCGCCGGCGGCCGCCGAGTTGATGACGCGCAGCGCGTCTTTGCGCGTGACGTCGGTGGTGCGCTCCCCGGCCAGCATCTCGCCGCCGATGTTCACCCCCTCTTGCGTGCCCTCGCCAAGCGCTTCGCCGCCGCTCTGGCCTGGGGCGTCCTTCACACCCCTCAGCAGCGCCTGCTTGACGCTGGTGGCCGCAGAGGCGCCTGGGCCGCGCAGCGCGCGCGCCACCGGCCCTAGCAAGGAGTCGGCGGCCAGGTACGGCACCGTCAGCGCGGCGGTCTGTGGCGCCTTGTCGGCCAGGTAGCCGGCCATGTTCGCGCCGCGAGCCGCGAGCGCGTCGGCCTGGCGGTCGGCCGACCCGAATCGCTTCGGGTCATTGACTCGCGAGGTGTGCTCGATGCGGCCCTGCGTCAGGTCGCCGACGGCCATGCCGCCGGACGTGACGGCAAAGCCCACCGGGCCCGCGGCGGCGCCGATCATGGCGGCGACCAGCGTCGGCGTGCCGTTCGCGCCCTGGCGCAGCAGCCAGTTGGTGAAGTCCTTCGTCGAGGCGATGTCGGTGAAGTCGGGCATCTGGCCCGTCAGCTTCAGGGCCTCGGCCTTGTAGGCTTCCACTGCCTTGATCGAGTCGACGATGAAGCTCTCGTCGCGCTTCAACCCGGCGCCGGCGGCCTCGCGAATCTTGGCGCGCTCCGCCGGGTCCCGCGTCAGCGCGTAGCTGTCGGCGTAGGCAGTGCCAGTGTTGCCGCTGAGGCTCGGCTTCTGCGGCGGCAGCTTGCCGGTGGCATCGATCGTGTCGATTGCCGCAAGGTCACGCGCGAAGGCTCCGTACGAGAGCGAGGCGCCGAACGCGCCGGCCGACCGCACCAGGCCCTTGACGTTCTCGACGCCGCCCATGAAGTCCTTGCCGAGCTGCCCGGGCGAGACTAGTCCGCCGTTGCTCGGCGCTTCGGTGGGCATCGTCGGGTTGATGCGGCCGCGGCCCGCGCCGGCGGCGCTGGGCGCCACGCCGGCCGGCAGGGGCGAGCGGGGGTCCGCCGCGGGCGGGCGCGCGCCCTCGGCGAACGAGCGCACGAACTCGACGTAGTCGCGGGTCTCGGCGGGGAGGTGGTCGCGCCAGTCGTCCTGGTCGAAGACCTTCCGGTTCTCGCCCCAGTTGTAGCCGGCGACGGCCTTGTCCATGTCGCCGTTGAAGCGGCGCTTGTTGTCAGACAGGTATGCCGCGGCGCCCATGATCGAGGAGACTGGGTCGAGCGGGTCGACGCCGTAGCGCTTCGCGGTTTCTGGCATGAACTGCGCGATGCCGATCGCGCCGGCGCTGGACTTGCGCTTGCCGCTGATGACGTCGGGGTCGAGGTTCGACTCCCGCATGATGACGGCGGCCAGGTAGGCCTTGTCGATGCCGAACGTGTCGGCGGCGTGAGAGACAAGGTCGCGGACCTTGGAGACATCGAACGCCGCGGTGGGCGCGGCGGTGGCCTGGGGAACAAGCGCGGCAGTGGCCTGGGGGGCTGTGGCGGCTGGGCTTTCCTGGTCGAGTTCGATGTCGTCGTTCATGTGTCTCAGGAGCCAGTGCCGAAGAACTTCGCGCGGGCCGCGTCGGCTGCCGCTTTGACGGCTTCCTTCGAGGTGCTTGCGGAAGCTCCCACCTTACCTGGCGGCTTCGGTGTGGCATTGACCTGGGCGCCGCCCGACGGCGCGGCGGCGTTGTCGAACTTCGACTTGCGGCGCTGGAGCGCGGCGCGGTACAGGTCGCTGGCGTCGTCGTAGTCGCGCTGCCATTGAGCCTTCGCCTCCGGCGTGCGACCGCGGTCGCTCTCCTGCAGCTTGGACATCCGCGTCTGCAGCGTGTTCATCAGCGTCTCGAGCCGCTCCTTCTCCGCCCCGCCAGCCCCGCCACCATTGGCAAGCGCGGCATCGAGGCGCTTCTGGGCGATCTCCTCACGGGAATCGAGCGCGTCGTCCTGGCGCTGGTTCTTGCCGGCCTCGGCCTTGTCGAGGCGGCCGTCGCGGCGGTCCTCGGCCTTTTCGGCGCGGCGCTCGGCGGATATGAGGCGGTCCTCGCTGGCGAGCAAGGAGGCCTCGGTCTGCGGCGCCAGGTCGCCCGTCTTGGCGGCGCCGGCGAAGCGGTTGCGCGCCTTCTGCGTCTGGCTGAGGCGCACTTCTTCGGCCGGCAGAATTGGCCCCATGCCGTTCATCGGCTTGTGCTTGTCGGCCACGCGCTCCTGCATCTCGCGGTCGATCATGCCGGCGGCGTCGTTGACGCGCTTCGCGCGCGCGGCGCGGTCGGTGTTCTCGCCCTGGCGCTTGTAGTCGTCGAGCGCCTTCGCGCGCGCCAGGTCGGCGTCCTGCGTCGCCTTCATCAGCGCGGTGCGCGAGTCGGCGGCGATGCCCTCCTGGGCCATGCCCTGCGCTGCGGCCGCGCCGCCTTGCATGCCGCCCGCGATGATGCCGCCGAGGTTCATTGCTGCATTCCCTGGTTGATCATGCCGCCACCCGGGGGTGGCATTTCAGAGGCCGGCGGAGCAGACTCGGGCGCGGGTGCGTCGCCGGGGATGGCCGCGCCGGCCTTCTCGGCGTACGCCGCCAGCTTGTCGCCGTCGACGCCGCTGGCGTGCAAGATCGTGTTGATGAAGACGTGCATGCCGTCGCCGACGTCCTGGTCGGTGATGTCCTCGCCGGTGTCGGCGATGAAGCTGGCGGCCTCGGCCACCATGATCAGCCCGGCGGGGATGATGAGCGGCGGCGGCAGGGAGTTCTGGCTCTCCTTCATGAGCAGGCCCATCAGGCCGGTGACGCCCTGGCCGAGCTTTGTTGGCCAGTCGCCTTCGCCCTTGATCGTCTCGATCATCAGCCGGTGCGTCTTGCTGTCGAACATGACCTTCTTGCCGGCGACGACGATGCGCCTCAGTTGCTCCGCCTGGTTGCCCTGGAGGTGCAGCTTAGACTCGATCGACTCCGGCGTGATCGTCAGCTTGCCTCCGCCCCCGGCGCCTTCTTCGGGCGCGTCTTCCCCTGCCGGCTGCGCGGCCGGCTCGGTGGGCGCCTCGGTGGGCGGGGCCGCTTCGGCCTGCTCGGGCGGCAGCTCTTCTTCTGCCGGGCCCATTTTCTCGTTGATCAGGCCCATGGTCAGGCTCCAGAGCGTTGGTAGACGGGCATCTTCAGGCCCTGGACCGACGCGTTGAGGCGCGCGCGTTGGCGCGCTGAGGCCTGCTCGTCGAGCTTGTACTTCTCCTTCAGCAGCGACTGGTCGCCGTACGACTTCGCAGCCCCGTTGATCATTCCGCCAATGAGGTTCGTTGCCTGCTTGTTGCGGCCCATCCAGTCGGTGGCGCCACTGACGGCGTCGCCGACCCTGGACCCGAACGACGGCTCGACCTTGGAGCCGTAGTTCTCGCCGCCGAAGATGGCCTGCTTGTCGGCCGAATTGGATTGGTAACCAGCCGGCTCGGCGGCCGGCGCAGCGGCGTCCGCCGCGGCGGCGGGGTCCATGCCAGGCGCGGGCGCCTGCATCAGCTCGGTGACGAGCGAGCTGTCTGGCGCCGAGGTCGCGGCGGCGGCCATCTCGCCACCGATCATGCCGACATCGGGGGCCATGGAGGCCGCCGCGTTGACGACCCCGTCGGTCGCCAGCGCGGTAGCCGACAGCGGCTCGGCGGCGGCGCCGATGGCGCTCGCCGCGTCCAGCGCGCCGGGGGCGGCCGCCAGGGCCTCTGACGCCGCGAGATCAAGGCCGGTGCCCACGGCGGCGGTCTGCGACAGCGAGCCCGTGGAGCTGGCGGCGGCGGCCTCACCCAGCGCAGCGGCAGACGCGCCGGTGGTGCCGAGCGAGGCGGCGATGCCGGCGACGCCGCCGACCAGGCCGATCACACCGCCGAACATCGAAAGGGTCTTGTTGCCCGTGATGGCGCCGATGGCGGACAGGGCCGTGCCGGCGATTGCCATGCCGGTGATGAGCGTGGCGGCGCTAATGCTGAGGGCCGCCGCGACGGCGGGGATGACCATGGGCATTTAAGACTCCTTCGTGGCGCGCGCGAACGGCAGCGCCATGAGCATGTAGTGGTTGACGCTGCCGTGCTTCCAGGTGTGCCGGAAGCCGAGGCGCTCGATGAACTTGGTGCAGCGGCCGTCCCAGACGCGCGTCGTGAGGTAGCCGCGGCGCTCGAGCAGCGGGCCGAGGAACTCGGCAGCGCGCGCTCGAGAGATGAAACCGCGCCCCTGCTCGGTCGGGGCCATGGCGTAGTGAATCTCGGTGCCGCGCATGGCGGCGAGCGCCACCAGGCGGTCGGCGTGCCGGTGCTCGACGATCGTCCAGTCTTCCTGGAAACTCGTCAGGCCGGCGCCGCCGGGGACCGGCAGGCGCGACCAGAGCAGAAACTGCGAATGCATCAGCCGCCCGGGCTATCGAAGTCGGTCGAGTTCCCGGGGGCGCCGGCCTGCTCCGGCGTTAGCGCCGGCGTGCCCTTGCTCTTGTTGCCGCCGGGGATGGCCTCGAACTGCCCGGGAGCCAGTAGAGTGCCGATGCCGATGCCGGTCACGTCGGACTGGATGTCCATCGCGTTGCGATACAAGGTCGTCAGGTTGTCGATGGAGGCCTGCTTCGCGTCGGCGTTCATCTCATTGTTGGACATGATCTTCGTGACCTGCTCGACCATCGACTGATAGCTCTGCGCCAGCGACTGGCTGGTTTGCATGCGGGTCTTGAAGTCGGCTTCGATCTGCGCCATCGACGTGCGCGTGTGCGCGTCAATCTGCTGCAGCTGCAGCTTGCCCGCCGCGTCGGCGTTCTGGAACGCCACCTTGGAGACGGTGTCGTACTGCTGCATGAGCTGCTTGGCCGCCACGTCCTGGTTCGACAGCTGCGCCTGCATGCCCGTCTGCGCGTCGAACTTGGTGGACTCGTTCTTCGCGGCGGCGTTCGTCAGCTCGGCCTTGGCGGTGTTGTCGAGGTTCTGGCTCTGCAGCGCGTTCTTCGCGCTCGCGCCGAACTCGCTTGCCCTGTTCGAGGCGCCGGCGTTGAACTGCGACGCCGAGGCGCGCGTGGACGCGTCCTGCTTGGCGATGTCTATGCCGGCGTTGTAGCGGGCGGCCTCGGCGGCGCCGACGCCCATGCTCGAGTTGATCAGCCCGCGCTTGGCCATCTCCTGGCTGGCGCGGGTCGTCGCCTGCTGCATCCCGTAGTTGTCCGACTTGATCATGTCGTCGAGGGTGCCCTCGACGGTCTGCTCGCGGCCGACGCTCCATACGGTCGGGTCGTACGTGCTGGCGACGCCGCCGGTGACTGTCGACGGGTCGACCAGGGCGACGTTGCTCGAGGTGTTCGAGCCAGTCACCTGGGGCGGCGGCGTCATTGCGCCGCCGATCAGGCCGGTGTCGACCTTCGGGGCCTCGGCATCGGCGTATGGGTTGGGTGCGGGGGCCACGCTGGGGCCTTTGTTCTGGGGCATCGGCGTGACGGGGTTGTATTCCTGCGTCGGCGCTGCCGGGTATTGCAGGGAGACCGGCGGCGC